TCAGTCCCCCCAGGCGTCGAGGACCTCGTCAAACGCTCCCGGCTTCAGGTGGGCGTACCGCAGCGTCGTGGAGTACTTCTCGTGCCCGAGCAGGTCCTGGACTCGCTTGAGGTCAACGCCCTTCTGGACCAGCCAGGACGCCGCGGTGTGCCGCATGTCGTACGGCGTGCCGAGCTTCACCCCGGCCCGCTTGATGGCCGGCGTGAAGATCCTGCGGGCGAAGTTCCGGTCGTCCCAGACTCCGCCGCCAGGTGCCGGGAACAGCAGGTCATCCGGGCCGAGGTCCTCGACGTGCTCGGCCACGCGCTCGCGCAGGCGCTTCGGGATCGGGGTCGCCCGGTGGGACCTCGTCGACTTCGCGTACGGCCGCCAGCCGGTGCGGGTCGCGACGCCGTGCACGTAGATCTGCCACGTGTGGACGTCGACGTAGCGGCGCGTGAGACCGAACAGCTCGCCCGGCCGGTAGCCAACGTGCATGTCGAGATCGACAGCCAGGGCGTACGGCTCCTCGAGCTCGAGGATGATCTTCTCGGCCTCCCAGCTGTGCCAGAAGAAGATCGGCTTGGGCCGGGCCGGCGGCAGGTTCAGTCGGAGGGCGGGGTTGGCGGGGATCAGGCCGTCCTCGACGGCGGAGGTGAGCAGACCGGAGAGGTGGGAGACGATCCCCTGGATCGTCCAGGCGCCCAGGCCGGGCTCGATGCCGCTGCCGGAGCAGCGCCGCACCGTCGGCTCCTCGCGGCGCTGGGCGCGCAGCAGCGCCGCGCCGGTGAGCGAGGTCTTGTGGACCTTGAGCAGCCCGTCGGCGCCGATGCCGGGGCTCGCGTGGCAGCGGCGGCACTGCTCGGTCGCGAGCTGCTTCACCCAGGTCTTCAGGTCGGGGCGCACGATGAGCCCGAGGGGGTGGCCGGCCCAGACAGGCTCGATGTGGACGCGCCAGTGGCTGTCGTTCTTCTCGATCGAGCTCGAATCGGCGACCTTCGTCGTCCGCCACACCGCGCGGTACTCCCCCAGTGTCGTCGCTGCGTTCTCGGGCGCGATCCAGGTGCCCGTGGCGATCGCCGCCTCGGTGCGCTTCGCCCAGTGCTCGACGACCGACTTCAGCGGGTCGGTCTTCGTGACTCGGCGGAACCGGCCGTTGGGCTGCTTGATGGGGGTGACGACCGTCGCGCGCCACTTCCCGGACGGCAGCCGATCAATGCTGGCCACTAGCCCGCCTCCTCTCCTCGCTCGATGTCTCCGTTCCAGGCGATCCCGATCTCGCTCCACGCGACGTCGTCGTACACGTCCTCGGGGAACCGTGCTTCTGCCGCGTCGACGACCTCCTGGATGTAGCGGCCCTCCTCCGGCGTGAGCCCCCGCAGTCGGACGCGGACGCTCGGCTCGTCGACCCACAGGACGAATGCCACCTCGTCGACGTCGTACGCCCAGACCATCGCCTCGGCCAGCGCCTCAAGGCTGATGAGCCGGCGGGCCGTGAGGTCGTCGACGATCCGCTCCTCGCGGTCTTCGTGACCGTCGGGCGCCGGGCCGCGCTCGATGTGGACCACCTCGTGCGTGACGGTGACCCGTTCTTGCCGGTTCTCCTGGTCGGGGTCGAGATGCATCGTCCGGTCCAGCCAGGTCGTCAGGCCTAGCCGGTCCTCGGGCAGGTCGGTGAGCGGTCGCCACTCGACCTTCCAGCCGTTGAGCCGGTGCAGCTCGAAGTCGTCCCACGGGTCGTACATGCCGACGGACCCTAGGCAGAGGGTCCGACGGATCTATCAGGCCTTCTCCACAATCAGGTGGAGGCCGCGGTCCGGGTGGTAGGTCCAGGAGACCTCCCAGTCGTCCCACGAGTCGCTCTGGCGCCCCTGGGCAGCGTTGGTGTCGAGCACTTTGCCCCGGACGCTGTCGGGGGCGTCGAGCTCGTCGAGTACACAGGTCGACGCCTTGTTCGCGACCTCCGCCTGGCCGTCGCCGACGGTGAGCGAGTCGCCGCCGTCGCCGACCGTGACGACCTCGGGAGCCTCGGAGATCTCGCAGGTTGCGGCGACATCTTTGAGGTCGGTGCCGCCCGTCAACGCGACGGCGGCACCGATCGTCACGCCGATCGCGACGACGGCGCCACCGACCATCGCGAGCACTCCACCCTTGCCGCTCATGCGCCCCCCTCGGGACCTTCGGGATCCGGTGCCTGACCGGCCTCATCTTGCTGTTGGCGAAGTTCGCGGAGGCGGGGCGTGCCACGTCGAGCTGCCTCGAGGTGGCGCGGGCGCTCAGCTGGGGCTTCTGCGCGTTCGCCGGCCGTGAGGATCGCGTCGACGACGCCCATCACGACGTCGCGCTCCCCTTGGGTGAGCCGGTCCGCTCGGCGCGGGAGCTCGAACCGTCCGAGGCGCGGGCGCTGGCCGGCTGCGACGAGGACGTCCCCGACCGGGACGTCCAGCATGGTGGCGAGCGCGTCCGCGGTCTCGTCGGTGATGTTGCTGTGGCCGGCCTGCCGGATGCGACGGAAGACTTCGTAGGTCGGTCGGCGCGCACCGTTCTCGTCTTCGGGCAGGCGCTGCCATGCCTCTCGAAGGCTGATGCTCTCACCGCGACCACGACGTCTCCCTAGTTCGTAGAGGCGACGCTCCATCAGGTCCTGGAGCGTCTCGTTCACGTCGCTCACGGTGGGGCCTCTCCTCGGGAGTTGTACAACGTCGATCGCCGAACTACATCGGTGTAAGCACAAGTAAACCGCGGCACTCGGAACGGCGCATGCGGGCTGACCTGCGGAGACGTTCCTACTTCACTACTTGTACAACTCACAACTGGTTGCTACTGTCTCGCGAGAGACTTGTAATCAACCGAGATGAGGAGCAGCATGAGCAACCGACCCCAAGCCCGGCCGCGACGCCGGGCTCGACCCCCGATCCGCGAGGTGTGGATGTACGTCATCGACCCCGGCAAGCTGAAGCGCCGCCGCAAGTCGCTCGGTCTGAGCCAGATGCAGGTCGCAGTCCTCTCGAAGTGCACCCAGCAGTACGTGTCGCTCCTCGAGTCGGGCCGAGACAGCGACTGCAGCGAGGACATCGCGATCCGGATCTGCAGGACCCTGCAGGTCGAGCTGGAGGACTACTTCGAGGCGCGCCCAATCATTCGCAACTCCGCGATTGCTACTCCCTCGCGTGGCACTGGCAACGGGAACGCCGCGTGAGTGCGGCGCCGATCACGCACGCCGCCGAGGCGGCGCGCGGCAACGGCAGCGGAGGTCTCCGGGTGATCTCGGTGCAGCGGGCCGCGGAGCGGCTCGACTGCTCGCGGCACCACGTCTACCGGCTCATCGCCGCCGGGAAGCTCCGCGCCGTCGAGATCAAGGTCTCCGGCGCCCGGCCCAAGACCCGCGTCTACCCCGAGGACCTCGACGAGTTCATCGAGGCCAACACCCGCACTGCCTGACCAGAAAAGCCGAGAGCCCCCAGCGCTCGCCGTCGGAAGCCGCGCCAGGGGTCTCGAACACCAATCGAAAGGGATCGTCTCATGACCGAGACCAACACCACCAGCAAGACACCTACCGTCCTCTACGCCGACAAGGGGCCGGTCCTGGCAGCGTCGCGGGTACTCGTCGAGAGCAGCACGCTCGACCGGTACGTCGAGATCATCTCCCCCGGTGTGAGCGTCGACGAGATCCGCTGGACCGGCGGCACGCACGCGCTGAGCATCGAGCAGGTCGGCACCGGGACCGCGGCGCTCTGGAAGCTGCTCGCGTCCATCTGCCACTCGGGCCCGACGGTCTCGCTCCACGACACGATCAGCCACCTGGACCTGCGCAACCGCGCGGCGGTCGCGAGGGCCATCAACGTGCTCGTCGGCTTCTCGGTGGTGGCGTGATGACGACGCCGACCACGAGCCAGCGCGCCGGCATCGTCGCCCACGCCCTCCACGCGCTCGCCAACCACATCGCCACCCACCACCTCCCCGAGCCCGGCTCCATCGAGATCGAGCACGACCACCTCGAGTTCCACATCGCCGGCGACGACGCCGCGGTCTGGATCGCCTCGCTCGGCGCCGGCGTCGACGACGTCATCGAGCAGCGCCGCGAGCACGGGCTCACCGTGCACCGCGTCGAGGGCCGCCTGCCCAACACCGGCGTGCGCGTCATCGTCGAGTGGATGCGGTTCGGCATCCGCGGCGCCGGCCTCAAGGCGGTGAGCAGCCGATGACCACCGCGACGTGCTCAACGTGCCCGCGCCGGGCCACCGCTCAGACCTACTCCGAGGCGTGGGACCAGCGCGATCCCTGGAACCCGGCCGGGTTCACCCTCTGGTGCAACCTGCACGCCCCGGCCGGCTCCTGGCCGGCCGTCGAGTCCAAGGCCGCCGACCAGCCCGCCCTGCAGGCCCTCGACCCGATCGGCCTCGAGGACGCCGTCCTCGTCCGCCGCGCGCTGCTCCGGTACGCCGACCGCCTCGCGGCCGACCTCGCCGAGCAGCCGAACGAGCCGTACCTCACCAAGTGGACCAACGACCTGATCCGCGTCCGCTGGCTCTCCGGCCGCACCTGGAACGGAGCGACGCTCCTGCCCAACTCCGGCGCCAACGACCGCGAGACCGCGATGCAGGAGCTGGTCACCATCGCCGCGGAGGTCGGCCGATGAGCACCTCGAACGTGAACCCCGAGTGGGACGACGACCTGCTCGCGATCGCCGAGGCCGTCGGCGTCACCGCCCGGCAGCACCCCGAGCTCTCCGTCGTCCACACCCCGCACCCCGCCCTCCGCGAGGAGTTCACCAACCTCGCGCTCGAGCTCACCCTCGGCGCCTGGTCCGACGAAGTCCTCGCCGACCTGCCCGTCGCGCTGCTCCCCACCGACCACGAGGACTGCGGCGGCTGTGGCGAGGTCCTGTGCGGCTGCATCAACCAGTGCGACGGCCTCGAGCGCGACGTCTGCAGCCACGACGGCCGGCAGTACTGCCCCGGCTGCGCGGCGCACCACTGCGTGTACTGCCGAGCCGACGAGGACCGGTGGGGCCGATGCTGACCGCGATCGCCACCGTCGAGCTGGCGTGGGCGTGCCCCGACTGCGGGGCTCCTGCCGGCGTCGAGTGCAACGAGCTGTGCCCCTCGGCCGCCGTCCAGCTCGCCGAGCAGACCGAGGCCGAGCTGGCCGAGACCGGCTGCCACCACGACGCCGTCACCGCGGCCGCGGACGGCTGCTACTGCCTCGGCACGAGCGGGAGGGCCGCAGCATGAGCGACCCCACCGACATGGCCCTCGACGGGCCGCTGCTCATCGACACCATCAACCCGCCCGCTGTCGAGGGCCGGCCGATGGACCACCGCAAGCAGCCGAAGAAGAAGGACCGCGGACCGATCCCCGCCCGGCAGGGCAACGGCTACTACGCCGACCACACCACCGGCGACCGGCTGCGCTCGGTCACCACCATCCTCGGCGGCGGGGTGCCGAAGCCGGCGCTGATCCACTGGGCCGGGAACATGGTCGCCGACTCGGCGATCGGGAACCTGCCCGCGCTGGTCGCGGCGTCGCGGAACCCTGAGCAGCTCGCCGAGCTGCGCCGGTGGATCACCAAGGCGCACACCCGGAAGAAGGACGAGCGCGCCGAGGTCGGCGGTCTGGTCCACAAGGTCATCGAGTCGCGGCTCCTCGGCACGCCCCTCCCCCAGGTGATCCGGGTCGGCGAGACCGAGTGGGCGATCGACGGACCCGAGCTCGCGCCCTTCCTCGAGCACTTCCTCCGGTTCGAGGATGAGTGGCAGCCGCGGTGGACGGCGTCCGAGATGGTTGTGGCGAACCCTGAGCACGGCTGGGCCGGCACGCTCGACTACCTCATCGGTGCCGACGGCCGGATCGGCGACGCCCTGCGCGCGGCGGGCTGGGAGGTCGACCCGGCGGGCGACCTGATGGGCGACACGAAGACCGGCGGCGACTGGATCGTGCCGGCCGACGGCGGCGCTCCGCACCCGAAGATCCTCGGTTCCGGGCACGTGCACGGCGTCTACCCCGAGGCCGGGCTGCAGATGTCGGCGTACCGGCAGGGCAAGGTCTGCTGGCTGCGCGACGGCTCGAAGGCTCCGATGCCCGCGACGGCCGAGGTCGGCGTCGTGCTGCACCTGCGCCCGGAGGGCTACCGGCTCTACCCGGCCCGGTGCGGCGAGCTGGAGTACCGGTACTTCCGGCACGCGCAGATGGTCGACGAGTGGTCGTCGCGGATCGCGTCGGCGAAGGCCGACGAGCCGGTGATCGGCAAGGCACTCGTGCCGCCTGCTCGCCCGGCCGAGGCGGTGGCGTGATGACCACTCAGCCCAGGACCGAGACCCGCACCAGCGTCTGCGCGCAGTGTCAGAGCCAGATCTCGATCTCCATCGCCGTCGGCGAGCAGCGCTGGTCCGACGCCGAGTGGGAGCACGCCGAGCCGCAGGAGGCCACCCGTCATCGCGCGATCCCCGAGGTGCGGATCGCCTGTGACGCCACCTGCCCCAACTGCAAGTACCCGGAGATCGGGTTCGCCCCGGCCCGCGACGAGTTCGTCTGCTCGCGCTGCGGCCACACCCAGACCGAACGACCGAAGGACTGAACCATGCCCATCCTCGACATCCAGAAGCGCGCCCGCGAGCTCGGCCGCATCCGCCTCGGCCAGAAGCAGGCCTTCACCCGCCGCGACGGCTCCGAGGGCGTCAAGCCCGTCAAGCTCGACCGCTTCCGCCTCACCTCCGCGTCCAAGCCGCTCCTCGAGAAGGTCGCCGAGCTCTACGGCGGCGACGTCGCCGAGTGGACCCCGCCCGGCGGCTCCCCGCAGTGGGAAGTCGTCACCGCCTCGGCCCGCCTCCCCATCATGGTCCCGCCGCAGCCCGTCACCCAGTGGTACGAGACCTGGTCCCGCGCCGGCTGCCAGCACCGCTGCGACGGCCAGCACAACGTCCTCACCGACGAGCCCTGCGACCCCGACGACCCCCAGCACATCGAGGCCCTGAAGAAGCCCACCACCCGCCTCAACGTCGTCCTGCGCGACGTCGAGGGCATCGGCGTGTGGCGCGTGGAGACCCACGGCTGGAACGCCGCCCTGGAACTCCCCGACGTGGCCGAGTTCCTCGCCCAGGCCGGCGGCTACGTCAACGGCTGGCTCGCCCTCGAGCAGCGCACGTCCGTCGGCCGCAACGAGAGCACGGGCCAGCCCGAGACCCGGCACTACATGGTCCCCATCATCGAGATCGACGTGACGCCGGCGCAGCTCATGGCCGGGCACGGGCGCGTCGCCGCCCCGGCGCTCGCGGGTGGTCCGGTCACCAGCGCGCCGGCGCTCGCAGCGGCGGGCCCGGACTACGTCGCGCTCGCCGCCGAGGCGACCGACGCCGAGGAGATCCGCGAGCTCTGGCGGCAGGCGAACGCCGCCGGACACATGACCCAGGGCCTCAACGAGCACCTGGTGAGGCGCGCGGCCGAGCTCCCCGACCCCGCGGCCGCCGCCGCGCCCGCTGAGCAGGCCGTCGACGAGGACGGCGCCGTCGAGGGCGAGGTCGTCGGCGACGACACGCCGGTCGCCGACCCGGGCCCGGACGCCGACGCGATCTGGCAGCGCATCGTCACCGAGGCCGGGCAGCAGGGCATGACGCTCCCCGACGTGCAGGACCACTTCGCGCAGGTCATGGGCGGGCTGACGTGTGACTCCGCCTCGGCGGCCGAGCTGCAGCACTATCTGACCCAGCTCCAGACGGGCCACGCGGCGTGAGCGCCGCCGCGAAGTGGGCGGGCTTCCCGGTCCTCGCCTTCGACACCGAGTCCACCGGCGTCGACCCGCTCAACGAGCGCATCGTCCAGGCCGCGCTCGTCGAGCTCCACCCCGGGCAGCGCCCCGTCACCGCGACCTACCTCGTCGACCCCGGCATCGACATCCCCGTCGAGGCGAGCGAGGTCCACGGCATCACCCGGGAGCACGCCATCGCCAACGCCACCCACACGCCCGAGCAGATGCTGTTCGAGGTCTCCGGCCGCATCGCCCGCTGGCTCGGTCAGGGCATGCCGGTGGTCGCGTTCAACGCGGCGTACGACATGACGCTCCTCGAGGCCGAGAACATGCGCCGCGGCCAGCCGACCCTGCTCGACCGCCTGGGGATGGGCAAGGTCACGCCGATCGTCGACGTCTTCGTGCTCGACAAGTTCGCCGACCCCTACCGCAAGGGCGGGCGGAAGCTCGCTCAGGTGTGCGAGCACTACGGCGTCGTGCACGCCGGTGAGCACGACGCGACGGCGGACGCGATCGCCGCGGCCCGGATCTTCCCCAGGCTGATGGCCAAGCACATCAGGAAGTTCCCCGGCATGACGCTCCCGGCGCTGCACGCCGAGCAGGTGAAGTGGCGCCGGCAGCAGGCGGACGGGCTGCGGGAGTACTTCGACAAGAAGGGCATCGAGCACGACGGCGTTGACCCCGGCTGGCCGACCTACCTCGGTCTGCAGCGTCACTACTCCGGCCAGACGGTGCCGGCGTGAGCGCCCTGGCGCGACGTGTCGACCGTCCGCTGGTCGTGGTGCCGATCGACACCACCGAGTCCGACGACGAGATCACCCAGGCAGTGATCGACGCCCAGCGCGAGGTCGGCATCCGCACCACCGTCGAGCTGCTCATCGCGGGCAACCGCGGCCGCGCGCACTACGAGCTCGTCCGCTCGGTGCGCCGGCAGTGGAAGGCGGCGTGCGGCGGCCAGTACCCGATCGAGCCCGCGGGGCTCACCCACGAGAGGAGCACCCGATGAAGTACACCGTCCGGCCCATCAGCGACCGCACCGCCTTCACCGGCCAGCACGAAGCGTCGCGGTTCACCGTGACGTACTCCGACGTCCTGGATCTGCTCGGGCGCGAGCTTGACCACCTCGACGCCGAGAACGTCGTCGTCGAGGTCGACGTCGAGGAGCGCCAGATCCGCCTCGACGGTTTGCTCCGTTCGGATGCCAAGGCGAAGAGCCCCGGGGTGCGACTCGCCTTCGACTCGAACGTCGGCCCGCTCGCCTACGCGACCGACGCGTTCGTCCGCGGACCCTCCTGGGCGTACGTCGGCACCGGAGCGAACCGTCGTCGGCGCGACACCATGGCCCACCCGTGGCAGCACAACCTCTATGCCATCGCGAAGGGCCTCGAGGCGCTGCGGATGGTCGACCGGTACGGCGTGACGAAGCGCGGTGAGCAGTACACCGGCTTCAAGGCGATCGGTGCCGGCACCGCGATGCCCGCGTCGCACATGACCCGAACTGAGGCCGCCGAGCTGCTCGAGCGGATCGCCATCGGCAACGAGGGACCGCTGCGCGACCGCACGGTTCGCGACATCCTCGACGACCCCGCAGTCGCGTTCGAGGTCAGGCGAGCCGCTCGGAAGATCGCGCACCCCGATCGACGGGGAGGCGACCACACTCTCTGGAACCAGGTCGAGCAGGCCGCGCGCGTTCTGGGGGTGGCTCGATGAAGCGCCTCTGGTTCAGCGCCCGCCGTACCGCCGCCCGCACCATCGCCGCGCCCGCCGTCGACCGCGTCGTCGCCCAGGTCGAGGACCTCCAGGTCACCGCGATCGACCGGCCTGTCTTCCGCGACGGCGCCGAGGCCATGCGTGCGGAGGTCCTGCGGATCCTCACCGGCGAGCCCGAGCTGGCCGACGACGGCTGCCACCCGGTGTGGCACGAGCTCGGTGTGCACGCTCCCGTCGGCAACGCCCGGTCGGTGACGCCATGAGCGACCGCAGCAACATCGAGTGGACCGACGCCACCTGGAACCCGGTCACGGGCTGCACGAAGGTGTCGCCCGGGTGCGACCACTGCTACGCCGAGACCCTGGCCGAGCGGTTCCGCGGCACGCCCGGCCACTACTACGAGCAGGGCTTCGACGTCGTGCTCCGGCCGACCAAGCTCGAGCAGCCGCTGCGGTGGACACGGCCGCGGCGGATCTTCGTCAACAGCATGAGCGACCTGTTCCACGACGAGATCTCGGACGAGTTCATCGTCCGCGTGTTCGCCGTCATGGCGCTGGCCGGCCAGCACACCTTCCAGCTCCTCACGAAGCGCCACGGGCGGATGCGGGCGCTCCTCAACGAGCGGCGACTGATCGACACGCCGAACGGCTGGCTCTCGTTCGAGGACGCGGTCCGCAACGTCGCGTTCAACGAGCGAAACCGCCTCTGCTCGAACGGCGTCCTGCCAGCCAGCACGCCGAACCCGGACGATCTGCCGTGGCCGCTGTCGAACGTCTGGCTCGGCGTCTCGGTCGAGAACCAGCAGTGGGCCGACATCCGGATCCCCGCGCTGCTCGCCACGCCGGCCGCGGTCAGGTTCCTCTCGATGGAGCCGCTCCTCGGGCCCGTCGAGCTGCGCACCTGGCTCGGGTGCCCGTGCAGCTGCGCGGACCCCAACTACGCCGCCGACCTGGACTGGGTGATCGTCGGCGGCGAGTCCGGCCGCGGCGCCCGGCCGATGCAGCCGGCCTGGGTGCGTTCCCTACGCGATCAGTGCGTGCGGGCGAGCGTCGCGTTCCACTTCAAGCAGTGGGGCTCCTACGGCCTCGCCAACGCGACCGACCAGCCCGACCAGATGATCCGCATGAACAAGAGGGCCGCCGGCCGCGAGCTCGACGGACGCACCTGGGACGAGTTCCCGGAGGTGACCCGGTGAGCGAGCACCTGGTCGACATCCCCGACGAGCGAGCGACCTACCAGATGCAGTCGTGGAGCCACGCCGACGCCTGCACCTGCCCCATCGCGCGCGACGGACATCTGCCCGGGTGCCCGTACCCAACCACCAGGCACTACTGGGAGCCGATGGAGAACGGTGCCGCGAAGGCACGCTGGAAGCCGAAGCGGGATGCCCGTGCCGCGGTCATGCAGGCCGCTCGGTGGGCAGGTGCCGTCGTCGGCCTCGGGATCCCCGCGATGCAGGTCGTCGAGCTGCCGTCCGGGCGCGTGATCTGGCGCGACTCAGCGCGATACCCGGCCGCGGGCGCGCCGGTCGCGCCACCGTGGCAGGCCGAGGCGTACGACGCGGCCCGCGTCGAGCAGCGCGTCGAGGACGGCGAGGACGCGGCACCGCCCTCCGTCGTGCTCGTCTCCACCACGCAGGCGGTGCTCTTCTGATGCCGCGCCTGATGTCCGTGACGCTCACCAAGGACGCCGTCATCGAGCGCCGCAAGACCGAGACCCGCCGCGGCGGCTGGACCATGCTCCGCCCCGGCGACCGGCTCACCCTCTGCGAGAAGGTCATGGGCCGCAAGGCCGGCGAGCCCCTCGTGCGGATCGTCGACGTCGAGGTCGTCGCCACCCGCCGCGAGCCCCTGAACGCGATCACCGACGACGCCGTCGCCCGCGAGGGGTTCACGGCCGCCGACCTCCGCGAGTTCCTGCCGCTCGACTGGCCCGCCCGTGGCGCGCTTGCCCGCGCGTTCGTCGCGTTCTTCACCAAGCACATGGGCGGCGCCGTCGACCAGGAGGTCACCGTCATCACCTGGCGCTACCTCGACACCGCCGCCGACTCGACGGGCGGTGCGCCGTGAACGAGTACTTCATCGTCGGCTCCCTGATCGTCGCGGTCCTCGCCACCGCCCTCCCCCTCATCGTCTGGCTCGACCGAGAGGACACCCGCCGATGACCACCCTCACCATCCACGCCGTCGGGACCCCCGCGCCCGCTGGATCCAAGCGCGCGTTCGTCGTCAACGGCCGCGCCCGCATGGTCGAGTCCAGCAGCAAGGTGCGGCCCTGGTGGCAGGCCGTCGCCGGCGCCACCCAAGAGGCGCTGCCTGACGGCTGGACCCCGATCGCCGGGCCCGTGCGCGTCAGCATCGAGTTCTTCCTCGCCCGGCCCCGCTACCACTACGGCACCGGGAAGAACGCCAGCCGGCTCAAGCCGACCGCGCCGTCGTACGCCGACAAGAAGCCGGACACCGACAAGCTCGAGCGCACCGTTCTGGACGCCCTCAAGGCCGCCGGCGTGTACCTCGACGACTGCCAGGTCGTCGATCTGCACGGGGTGAAGCGCTACGCCGACGCCGCCACGGGCGCCCGGATCGCCGTCACCCCGCTCACTGGCCCGACGCCCACCGTGTCGGTAGTCGAGGAGCCAACCCGGGCCGAGGGAGTGCTGTTCTGATGGTCCAGGTCCTCGGCAACGCCACCACCGGCGGCAACTACACCGACATGCCGCCCGTCGACCTCCCCCGCGACACCAGCACGATCCGCGCGGCCCACCAGCCCTGGTGTGCCGACTGCAAGCGCAAGGGCCGCGAGCTCGACGACGACGGCCGGTGCCCGCAGTGCGCCCGCGCGGCCATCACGCGCGCCGAAGGCGCCGCCCGCCGCGCGGCGGCCGAGGAGGCGCAGCAGGCCGCCGAGAAGGCCGCCCGAGCGACCACCACGAAACGACCAGCACCGACTCCTGCGCCGGCCCCCACCAAGCCGGCGACCACCGAGCTGCCCACGGAGGGGAAGCAGGGCAAGCCCACGACGCGGAGTAGCGCACCGCGGGCGACATCGACCAGCGACGTGCGAAGCACACCGGGCAGGGCTCCCGGCGCTGGTTCCTCCACCACCCAGGGGAAGAACCCGCCGGCGGCGCAGGAGACGCGCCCTGTCGTCGCCGGCGGCCCCTCCAAGCCGGTCGAGAATCGCCAACCGCCGGCCCCCTCCCGCCCGACCGCCAGCCAGATCCTCGACGCCCAGGTCGACCACGCCGGGCAGCTCCTGCGCTCGACGGCCAGCCACCCGCACCCCGCCGTTGCGGCCGCGCGCGCGGCGGTCGTCGCGGCCCTCGAGGCGCTCCACCTGCTCGCCGAGCTCACCCCAGCCGCGCCGCCCGCGCCGCCCCCGCCGGCGACGCCTGCTGTCGACGCCGCGGCACCCCGGCCGACGCCGGCGACCCCGCAGCGTCGCTCCGGGCCAGAGCGGATGGTGCTCCCCGCCGAGCAGATCGTCGCCGCGTACCGGGCCGGCCAGACCACCGGCGAGATCGCCGCGGCCCACGGCTGCAGCGCGCCGACCATCGGCCGGCTCCTCGAGGAGCACGGCGTCCCGCGACGCGGCGCCCCCGTCCCCCGCTCGGCGGACCTGGTCGAGCAGGTCCGCCGGCTCTACGTCGACGAGAACCTCACCCAGATCGAGGTGGGCCAGCGCCTCGGGATCGGGCTCAAGGTCGTCCAGTCCGTGATGGCCAAGGCCGACATCGAGCGCCGCCCCGCCAAGGCCCGCCAAGGCGCCGACAACGCCAGAACGCTCAAGCAGCGCATCGCCGACCTTCACACCACCGCGGCCGAGATCAAGCTCTGGGCCATCGCTGCTGGCCACCTCCCCGCAATGCACCGCGGCCTCCCCGCGCGCGCTCTCGTCGAGAAGTTCGCCGCCGCCCACGCCACCAGCTCCCCCACCCCTTCCGCCTGACCCGAGAGGAACACCCCCTTGCTGCCCACCATCACCATCGACGGCCGCCTCGTCGCCGACCCCGAGCTCCGCTTCACCCCCGCAGGCAAGCCCGTCTGCTCCATGCGCGTCGCCGCCAACGACTCCCGCCGCCTCGACGACGGCTCCTACGAGAACCTCGAGCAGATCTTCGTCAACGTCTCCCTCTGGGAGCAGGCTGCCGAGCCCGCCGCGGAGGCCTTCCGCCGAGGCGACCGGGTGCTGGTCACCGGTCGCATCTACCAGCGCGAGTACGAGACCCGCGACGGCGGCAAGGGCACCTCGCTCGAGATCAAGTTCCCCACCATCGCCAAGGTCCCCGCGGCCGCACGGCCCGCCCAGGGCGCCCAGCAGCGCACGGCCGCCACCTCGACGAACGCCGGCTGGGACACCCCGCCGGCCACCGACGAGCCCCCGTTCTGACCCACCGAGATCCGTCCTCACCAACCACCGAAGGAGCACCACCCGCATGACCACCACCGCCAAGATCGCCTCCAAGGGCACCAGCAACACCGGCATCACCGAGGACCTCGCCAAGCGCTGCCACGACCAGCTCGGCAAGAAGGTGCTCGCCGTCGTTGAGCTCGTCGCCGAGTCCCGCTCGGAGAAGCGCAGCGGCGACGAGGCCGTCTCCCTGTCCATCCTCACCATCGAGCCGGCCCCCGACTCCACCACCGAGGAGCACCTCCGCAACCTCGCCCGGTCCTTCCACTACGAGCGCCAGCTCGCCGCCGGCGAAGCCCCCACCCTCGAGTACGGCGACGGCCCCACCGAGCCCCACCTCGCCGCCGTCGTCGAGGCCGGCGCCCGCCACGAGCCACACCCCTACCTCTCCTCGACCCTCTCGATCGACGACTCCGAGCACGGCCCGGTCTGCGACCGCTGCGGCCAGATCGAGAGCGCCGCGGTGCACGCCGACCGCAGCGGCCTCGAGGACCCGTTCTCCGTGAGCACCACCAGCAGCGCCGCCGAGCCGGACGACCCAGACGACGACGAGCACGAGGACGACCAGGACGACCAGGACGAGGACGCCCTCATCGACAACCCCGACTTCCCCGGCCCCGCCGCCTGAGACCACCTGGCCCGGGGTCAACGAGTCCCCGAACTGTTCCTCGAAGGACGCCCACGACGCCGCACCTTTCCGGCCAGGCGTACCTGCCCCGGGCCAGGCACCACCCCTCCCCCGACCACCACCCCGACCACCACCAGGCGAAGGAGCCACCGACACCGTGAGCGCCGACGGAACCCCACCCCGTCACCACCTCCACGCCGTCGACCACCCCACCGGGACCGACGAGCCGCCCTTCGACCCTGACTACGACAAGCCGTTCGACGACCGACGCCCCGTCGCGTCCCGCGACGCCGAACGCGCCGTGCTCGGAGCCCTCCTCCTCGAGCCCACCCTCATCCCTGAACTCCGCGACGAGCTCACCGCCGCCGACTTCTACTGGCCCGAACACGCCACCGTCTGGCACGCCGTCCACGACCTCGCCGACACCGGCCGCACCGTCGACGCCGTCCTCGTCGCCGACCACCTCATCCGCACCGGCGACATCCAGCGCATCGGCGGCGCCACCTACCTCCACGACCTCATGCAGGCCTGCGCCATCCCCGCGAACGCCGGCCACTACGCCACCATCGTCCGCGACACCGCCCGCCTCCGCGGCGTCGCCACCATCGGCCAACGCTTCCTCCAGCTCGCCCGCACCGGCGACCCCAGCAGCGTCACGATGCAGGTCGAGACCGCCTACGAAGAGCTCGAGCAGATCGTCACCCGCTGGGGCCCCGCCACCCACAACGGCACCGGCCTCATCGACCTCTCCTGGGTCAACGGCGGCACCCCGCCCGTCGTCGACCCGCCCACCGTCTGCCGCCGCGTCGACGGCGCCGCCCTCTTCTACGCCGGCAAGGTCAACGGCATCTTCGGGGACCCCGAGTGCGGCAAGACCTGGCTCGCCCAAGCCGCCATCGTCGAAGCCCTCAACGCCGGCGACACCGCCGCCATGGTCGACGTCGACCACAACGGCCCCAACCACACCGCCGCCCGCCTCCTCCTCCTCGGCGCCCGCCTCGAGCACATCGCCGACTCCACCCGCTTCCGCTACTACCAGCCCGAAGACGGCCCCGAGCTCCGCGCCGCCATCGACGACGTCGTCCGCCACGCCCCCGACGTCGTCCTCATCGACTCCATCGGCGAAGCGATCCCCATGCTCGGCGCCAACACCAACGACGGCGACGAGATCTCCGGCGTCATGCGGCTCCTCTGCACCCGACCAGCCGACGCGGGCTCCTGCGTCATCACCATCGACCACCTCCCCAAGTCGACCGAGGCCCGAACCAGCGGCTACGCCATCGGGTCCATCGCGAAGAAGCGCATGATCCGCGGCACCTACCTCCGCGCCGAAGCCCGCACCCAGCCCGCCCCCGGCCAGATCGGCCGCATCACCCTCCGCATCGAGAAGGACACCGCCGGCGAACTCCGCAAGGCCTCCGGCGGCGGCTACGCCGGCACCCTCACCCTCGACTCCACCCGCTCCGAGACCCACGGCATCACCAACTGGTCCATCGCCCGCGAGGAAGCCCCCAAGAACGACGACGGCACCTTCCGCCCCACCAAGCTCATGGAGGCCATCAGCCGCTACGTCGAAGACAACGACCAGTGCACCCAGCGCGACATCGAGAACGACGTCGCCGGCAAGGGCACCTACCTCCGCCACGCCCTCAAGCTCCTCGTCACCGAGGGCTTCATCTCCACCATCCCCGGAGCCCGGAACTCCCGACTCCACCACTCCATCGCCCTGTACCGAGAGGCCGAAGATGACCACGTCGCCTGACCCCACCAACCAGCCCAACGACTGCGTCCCTGAGTGCGTCCCTGACTGCGTCCCGACCGGCGCCAGGGCACCCCGCGAGTCGAGTGCGTCCCACGTCCCCCACTCTTACGAGGGGGACGCACTCAGCGAGCCCTCCAGGGACGCACTCGCCAGTGCGTCCCCCCGGCAGGACGAGCACCACCCACCGCCCGGCTTCAGCACCGGCAGCCAGTGGCTCCTCACCCCCCGCTGCCGCCCCGCCTGGATCGCGATCCTCGACCTCCTCGACGACGACCAGTGGCACCCCACCACCGACCTCGCACAGCTCATGCGCAACACCGCCGACCTCAACGACCAGACGATCCGGAACCACCTCCGATCCGCCAGCCGCCGCGGCTGGATCACCACCCGCCGAGGACGCACCCGACTCCGAGACCGCAACCTCATCGAGACCGCCCTCAACGCCACCGACCCCGAGCACCACGACGACGTCGACGGCCTCCGACCCGATGCGCCGGGCGACGGCCCTGGTCACCTCTTGGGCGTGGCCCGTGGCGGGATGGTGGGTGACGCTCGGAAGCGTGGTCGGGAGTCGGGCGGGCAGGTCCTCACTGCCCGGTCGGCGTCGGCCACCGCGCTGCTCGCCCAGCTCGAGGCGCTGCGGCTCCAGCTGCGCGACGTCGAGGAGAACCGGAACGACCTGGCGCGGAAGGTCGCCGACCAGCGCGCGACCCTCGATGCCCTCGTCGGCGCGGCCCGGCACCCGTTCAAGGGCCCGAACGACACCGACGCCTCGATGCTCCTCGCCGCAGCGCAGCGCCTCGACGGCGGAGACGAGCCGGGCGGGAGCCACACGAAGCAGACGGTCGCGCGCGTGCTCCGCGTCGTGGCTGGCGCCGTCGCCGCGGAAGGTGCCTGACCATGTGCGACGGCATGCTCAGCAGCTACTGCGACGGGACCTGCGCGACACCGCAGCCCGAGCCGACAGCGCACCCGCCGGCCGAGCACCGGGCTCGCCTCGAGCTCTTGCCCGTCGACCTGGCCTGCGGCCACCAGCGCCGCGTCGACCCCGGCATCGGGTCGCTGGTCGTCGCGGGGCTCATCGACCACATGTGGTGCCTGCGCTGCGCCGCCGACCAGCCGACCGCCACCACTACGACCGACGGCGCCGCCGTCCACGAAGGAGACACCCATGCCTGAGACCCGCTACGCCCACGAGATCGAGCCACACCCCGGCGAGGGCGAGACCGTCCCCCTGGACCGCCTGGTGCGCTACCACTATGCGCAGGCTCAGGCGTGGCACCTCGCGTTCGCCGAGGTCGTGGGCGACCAGGAGGTCGGCGCGCGGCTCGACTTCGCGCTTGGCCAGTTCCTCGGCCACGCCAGGAGCGCGTTCCTGCTCGATGCCCTCGCCCAGGGTCTCGCTGGCCAGGAGGCGGCTGATTGGGCCAGCGTCCGTAACCACAGTGAGTCCGCCGAGATCGTCTGGGAGCGGGCGGTGCACTACGGCCTGAACCCGGACGAGATCCGCTCCTACGAGACCCGGCGGAAGGATGAGCGATGACCGGCCTGCACGCCGCGCTCGCCGCGCTGCTCGACAAGGCGATAGCCGAGGCCGCCGACCGAGGCGCCCGGTCGGAGCGGGCCGACGTCCGGTGCCTGGACTGTGGGCTGCGGTACGCCGAGCGGCAGCAGTACGGCTGCGGCGAGGAGGGCCGCGGGCACTCCTACGACGAGGACGACCTCGCAGAGGCGGACAAGCGGGGGCGGCAGGTCGACCTGGATTGCGTCTCGGTGTCGGTGGCCGCCCTCCGCGCGCTGCTCGACGAGCACCCGGCCGACCTGCCCGTGGCGACCGACAGCACGATGACGGCGCTGGTCGAGCGGTCGTCGTTCGGCACCCCGGAAGCCGTGGCTCTGCGCGCATCCGTCAGCGACGAGGTCGCCGCTCGTGTTGTGGCTCGCGCGAAGGAGCTGGAGGCCGACGCGCCCGCTCCCGAGCCGTCCGACCGGGCCAGGCTGAGCGAGCACCTGTTCCTGAGCGACCTCCGGCGCCACCCGACCGGCGAGGTCCGGCTGCACGTCGGCGACCGGCTCGTCAGCGGCACGGTCGCGGGCCAGGTCGTACGCGACATCGACGACCGGCTCGCGGTGGCCGCGCAGGAGGTCGCGGCGGACGAGCTCAAGAAGATCAGCGCGGAGCTGTTCCGAGACCACGACATGCCCCCGCGCAAGGACACCCGGTCCTACCGGTACCGAGACGGCTGGTGGGACGGCGTGCACCACGCCGCCAAGGTGGTCGAGCAGCGCGCTCGCCGCGTGCGGGACGGCGGCGAGCATGGCTAGGCGCCCCGAGGGTCAGTCTGCCGACTCGGCGCCCAGCTCCTCGGCTTCCTGCTCTTCGGCCATCTCGTCCTCGACGGGGTCGTACAGAGACGGCCGGTCGTCGCCCTCGAACACTTCCGGGTTGCCGATCCAGATGAAGGCGTGCGCGTGGATCGCGGCGGTCAGGAGATCGAACGCGAGCCAATCGATCTCGTCCGCACTGGCGATGCGGGTGAACTCGCGGTTGAACTCGTCCAACAGGGCAGAAAGGCCAGGAGCGGGGACACGCGCCACGGCACGACATGCGTGTGTCGCCTGCGAGATTTGGATCCGGATCCGCAGGAGGTCTGCGGCGTTGTCTCGGTCGAGTGTGAACACCGCGTCGTGCACCACCTCGCGGAACTGGAGGACCTGCTGCCGAAGCGTGTCCACCTCGGCGTTGCGACGCTCCTCGTCTCGAAGCCTCCGCTCATGTCGGATCGTCCGGCTGAGGGCCCACGCGGCGATCGCACCACCGAGCAGCCCGCCCCCGATGCCGTCGAGCGCGGTGAACCAGAGCCAGTCCCAGAACGAGGGGTCTTCCGTCATGGCGCTGACCGTACCGACCGGGTCCGACCCATTCAGCAGAACCGGAGGCCTCCACCGATGACCGCCTCGTCCCGCCCGCCGTGCGACCGCTGCGGTCAGGTCCACACGAAGTGCACCGCGCACTCCAAGCGCCACAAGGGACCCTGCGGCGCCCAACCCGTCAAGGGTCAGGAGGTCTGCGCCGCCCATGGCGGCAAGTCGCCCCAGGCCGTCGCCGCTGCCGCCCAGCGAGAGACCGAGCGCCAGGCGGACGAGGAGATCCGCAAGCTCTGGCCCGGCCTCGCCGGCCAGGACCCGATCAAGGACCCCGTCGACCTCCTCGCCCGCACCGCCGGCGCGCTCGAGCACATGGCCGACGTCGTCGGCGGCCGCGTCAACGACCTCAACACGAGCATCGCCGGCGGCAAGGACATGACCCAGCTTCGCGCCGAGGTCACGCTCCTCGACCGGCTGCTCGACAAGCTCCTCAAGGCCGGCGACACGATGGCGCGGCTCGGGATCGCGGAGCGGCACGTCGAGCTCGAGCAGGCGCGGGCGCAGATGGTGACCGCGGCGTTCCTCGGTGCGCTGGAGGTGCTGGCCGGGAGGGTGCAGCTGCTGCCGGCGGACCGGGACGCGGTGGTGCGGGCCTTCCTCGAGCTGCTCGGTGCGACGAACAGCACGGGCGGGCCGGACGCGATCGGCGGTGCAGCGTGAGCGACTTCGACATGGACGCGTTCCGCCAGCAGATGGCCGCCGACCTCCTCGACGCGGCGCGACGCAATCGCGACCGGCTCGTCGACCAGCTCCGGCAGGACCTCGCGGCAGGACGGATCTGGTCGAGCACCGACGCCGGCCAGGAGCAGCCCTACCGGCCGCGGCGCCACGGCTGCGACGTCATCCCGTCGATCTTCTGGGGCGACCTCGACCTGTCCGGCCACCAGCAGCGTGTGTTCATTGACCCCGCCACTGGGCTCGCTGTCGCCGCGGCGCGAGAGACCGACGACGGCGCGTTCGTCATCACCACGCTCGAGGAGCGACCGTGACCGGCGACCTGGAGCGGTTCCGCGACCACGCACGCGCGATGGCCGACTTCGCCCCGGGCCGCCCGTGCTCGGCCTGCGCCGGGAACCGGAACCCGTGGACCGTCACGACCTGGCGCGAGCCCGACCACGGCGCCTGCACCGCCGGCGACTGCCGCTGCTCGTGCAGGGCGCCGTCGCCCGCTGACGCCGAGCTGTGGGCACGGCTCGCTGACGAGGTCGACGCCCAGCGCGACCGGCCCCGCGCGCTGTGCGAGCCCCACCCAGACACCCCGGCCATCTGCACCGGAGAACCCGGATGCGACGCCGGCGAGCACATGCTCTGCTGCCCCGCCAACGTCGACGACCTCGACCACGCCGACCAGAACCGAGCCGACCAGGAGGACCTGTGACCCTGACCCCGAGCTGCCACTACGACCGCACCCTGCGCTACCGCGTCGCCCACGGCCCCCGCGGCGCCACGCCCCACCTCCCCGACTGCGCCAGCGACCACACCTGCCCCGGCCACCGCGGCTGCGCCCCCTGCGAGGAACGACACTGCGCGCTCTGCGGCCGCGAGCACGCCACCACCGCCCAGCCCCAGACCTGCCCCGAGTGCCAGGGCAAGGTCGACAACGACCTCGCCGACACCCAGGCCGGGTACGCCGCCCTGTCGGCCGAAGCGCTCGAGGCCGGCCACGACGGCAAGCTCGTCGCCGCGGCACCGATCCCGGGCGGCGACGCCCAGGTCCTCATCGGCCCCACCGTCCGCCTCGACGCCGTCCTCGTGTCCCGCACCTACCGCGACGACCACCGCCGCGCCGACGCCGTACCGCCGCTCGCCGTGCTTGCCCACTGGGAGGACGTCTACCGGACCTTCCTCGACCAGGCCGGCACCAGCCGGCCCCCGAAGACCGCACGGTGGGGGCAGAAGATCGCCGGGTACCGCCGGCCCACCATCAGCAGCGCGATCGCGTACCTCCGCGACCACCTCCCCGACATCGCCCAGCGCACCGACGGCCCCGACTTCCTCGCCTTCACCCGCGAGATCCGGTCCCTGCGCGCGCAGATCGAACGCGCGCTCCACGACGAGCGCGAGCCCGAGCGCGGCGTCGAGTGCTTCGAGTGCGGCGACGAGCTGGTCCGCCGGTTCCGTGACCCGAAGCGATGCCGGCACCGCACGCCGGCGCGCCGGCGGCTCCAGGCCGCGCTGGTCCGGCGAGCCGCGGCGCAGGACTGGCTGCGGGTGCTCGCGTCGTACCCCGAGCTCGGCGGCCCGCGCGTCGACGAGGTGAAGGCGGCGGCCGCGCTCCCGGCGTCGCTGGTCGCCGAGGCCCGTACGCCGTGCGGCGCGTGCTCGCGGGCGTGGAAGGAAAGCCAAGGCGGGCTCGACGACCCGGGCGCCGGCCGGTCGTGGGAGTGCCCGGGCTGCCGGAAGGAGTACTCCGTGGCCGAGTACGCGACGGCGGTCCGGTCGTCGCTGGTCGGCGGGACGGACGAGACGGGCTGGTGCACGCTGCAGGCGGCGGCCGACGCGGCGGCGGAGATCACGGGCCGGCCGATCAGCGCGCCGACGATCAGGGTGTGGATCGCGCGGGGCGACGACATCGGGATCGCGTGCCGGTGGGTCGAGGGCGCGCGGGGCGGGGTGCAGGTGGTGTCGTGGCCGGACGTGCTGCGACGCGCTGTCGAGCGGCGAAGCGGTCAGCGTGGTGGGAGGATCGGCGCATGACCACGATCAAGATCCACGAGGACGAGCGGTTCCCGGACTACTCCGTCGTCTCGACGTTCGGGGTCGAGATCGAGGCCACCGTGGAGCAGATCGAGCGCTGGCAGCGCGCCCGCGCGGCGTACGACGACGCGCAGCGCGAGATGGCCGAGCTCTACGACGCCGTCAAGGCCGCCACCCGTGAGCGCGAGGAGCGCGAGGAGGCCGAGCGGGCGGCCGCGGCCCGGGCGGAGCAGCAGCGGGCCGCGGAGGAGCGGCGGCGCGCCGAGCAGGAGCGGGCCGAGCAGCGCGACGCCATGCGGCAGCGGATCGCCGCGTCGGACGGCGTCGTCTACGACGCCCAGGGCAACCGGGTCGGCACGGTCCGCGACACCGGCCGGGGCATGACGCTGGAGCCCTGACCTCGTCGACCTGTCGCTGGTCCGCGCAGCGAGGTGTTATCTTCACATCAAGAACCCGTATGCCCAGACACTGGTGCACACGGGTTCTTGAGATTTCGGCGGCGTTGACTCAGGTGGCCTGCAGCACGCCAAGCGACCAGCCCTGGACCTCGCTCAGCCGACCACGCCAGAACGCCCCTGGGTCTCCGTTCGGCAGGAATCCCGCCGGAGAGACCACGCGTGCCTCGACGAGGTGCAGGAAGCCGGCGTACGCCGGCTCGGCCGGGTTCTGCTCCGCCTCCGCATCCATCTTGCTCCACGCCCGCGCGAAGCCGTCCATGTAGGCCACGGCCTCGCCGTAGTGATCCATCAGGTCGTTGATCCACTTGGTACGGCTGACCAGGACACCCGTGACGAGGGACCCTCCGACGGTCAACGTGACCTGCAGCGAACTGTCTCCGGCCATGATCGAGTCGGCGAGAAGGCCCAGCACCGGATCCGGCTGGGCAGCCGCCCTCTCCGCCAGGTAGTCGTCGCTCGGCTCGGGCATGTTGTTGTTCTCTTCGCTCATGCGAGCACCCTCTCAGGGGGGTCCGACAGAACGTCGTGGATTCGGGGAAGTGGGTGGTGTTGGATGACCACCGCCCCCGACCTGATGGTCGAGATGATCCGCACCCAGCTCGCCCCCGAGCTGCGGCAGCGCCCATGGAAGACGCCGGGCGAGATGGCCCAGGCCCTCGACCGCACCACCATCCAGACCCCCGCCCTCGACGCCATCGACGCACGTCTCGTCGCGGTCCGCGACGGCGACTGCGAGCGGCAGATCATCAACATGCCCCCGCAGGAGGGCAAGAGCCAGCGCACCTCGGTGTGGTTCCCCCTGTGGCTGCTCCATGGCAACCCCAACCTGCGGATCGCGATCGTGTCCTACGGCAAGGACGTCGCCCGCCGCTTCGGCCGCCGGATCCGCGACATCCTCCGCGAGCACCCCGAGCTCGGCCTCACGCTCTCCCAGTCCTCCCAGCGCCAGGACGAGTTCGAGCTGCTCGGCTACGCCGGCGGCGTCGTGTGCGTCGGCGTCGAGGGCGGCCTGACCTCGCGGCCCGTCGACGTGCTGATCATCGACGACCCGTACAAGGACGCGAAGCAGGCCGACTCCAAGGCCTGGAAGCAGACCGTCGAGGACTTCTGGCGCGAGGTCGCGCTCCCCCGCCTCGCTCCGGGCGCGCCGGTCGTGCTGATCCAGACCCGGTGGCGCGAGGACGACATGGCCGGCTGGCTCCAGAAGGAGTTCGCCGACGAGTGGGCGGCCCTCAACATCCCGGCCCAGGCCGACCACGACCCGGAGAAGGGCGAGATCGACGTGCTCGGCCGCGAGCCCGGCGAGTTCATGGTCTCCGCGCGCGGCCGGACGGTGAAGGACTGGCTGAAGAAGATCCGTGAGGTCGGGTCCCGCGCCTGGAACGCGCTCTACCAGGGCCGGCCGGCGCCGGCCGAGGGAACGATCCTGAAGCGCACCTGGTGGCAGCGGTACGACGAGCCGCTCTGGCTGGTCCGTGAGGACGGCTCCCGGATCGTGACCGGGTTCGACGACCTGCTGATCTCCTGGGACCTCACCTTCAAGAAGACCGAGGGCACCGACTACGTCTCCGGCCAGGTCTGGGGCCGCCGCGGCGCGAACGCCTACCTCCTCGACCGGGTCCACGGCCGGATGGACTTCGTCGAGACCCTCGCCGCGTTCCGCCGGCTCGCCGCCCGATGGCCACAGGCCACGCTGAAGCTCGTCGAGGACAAGGCCAACGGGCCGGCCGTGATCGCGATGCTGTCCAACAGCATCGGCGGGATCGTGCCCGTCGAGCCCGACGGCGGGAAGGAAGCCCGCGCCGCGGCCGTCTCCCCGCTCGTCGAGGCTGGGAACGTCTGGCTCCCCTCGAGCGAGCTCGCGCCGTGGGCCGACGACGTCATCGAGGAGGCCGCCGGCTTCCCGACCGCCGCCCACGACGACGACGTCGACGCGCTGTCGCAGGGCCTGAACCGGCTGTTGCTCCAGCCCCTCCTGATTAGCCAGGTCGTGACGGGCGAAGACCTCGAGCCCGAGCTCGACGCCTTCAGCATCACGCCCTACTGAGAATCAGCAACGACTGCACTGCGCCAGGTCGCGGGCGCGTAGCCGGCCGCTCGATCACCGGCCTTGTCAAACACCATCAGGTGGCCATCGTCGATGAGAAAGTCCACGCCGTCGTCGTGCGTGACGACGGTGTAGGTGCTCGTGCCGGCGCTTACCTCGGTGGTGGTGACCTTCACGGCCATGGTTGTTCCTTCCGTTAGGGGCGCCGTTCGCCGGCACCGATCTCCCCGACCCTAAGCCGGGGTTCCGACACAAACTGATCGAGCGTGAGAGGCAGGTGATCCGCCGTGCCCGACTGGCCCCAGGGCTCCGTCCCCGACACCGTCGACCTGCTGACCGAGGTCGCGGCGCTCAACAGCGACAACTCGCTGCTCCGCGAGCGCCTCGCTGACCTCGAGCTCGCCGCCGAGGACGTCGGCTGGGAGCGGGCCTCCACGAAGCTGCTCGAGGAGTTCTCCCGGCAGGGCCTCCAGCGCGTGACCCGCAACTGCCGCGTCATGGCCGTCGCGTCGCCGCTGATCAAGCGCGGCATCCAGCTCCGCGCCGGCTACATCTGGGGGCAGGGCGTCACCGTCCAGGCTCGTGCCGCTGGCGAGGACGCTGGCCAGGATGTCAACGCGGTCGTCCAGGCGTGGTGGGACGACGAGTCGAACCAGAAGGCGTTGACCAGCTCGCAGGCCCAAGAGGAGCTCGAGCGGGCGCTCGGTACCGACGGCCAGGTCTTCATCGCCTGCTTCACCAACCAGCTGACCGGGCGGGTGCAGGTCCGGTCCACCCCGTTCGAGGAGATCCTCGACGTCGTCAACAACCCCGATGACCGCGACGACCCCTGGTTCTACCTCCGCGAGTACAACGCCACGGTCGTCGAGCGCGGCTACTCCGGCCTCACCCGTCTGCGCCCGGAGACGCGGCGCGTGTTCCACCCGGCGCTCGGGTTCTGGCCGGCCACGCGGCCGAAGTCGATCGACGGCATCCCGGTCCAGTGGGACGTCCCGATCCTGCACGTCCCGGTGAATCGGCTCGACGGCTGGAAGTGGGGCGTCCCCGACGTCTACGCCTCCCTGCCGTGGGCACGCGCGTACGAGGGCTTCCTGACCGACTGGGCGCGCCTATGCAAGGCGCTGTCGAAGTTCGCGTGGAAGCTCACCGGGGACCGGGCGCCAAAGGTCCGCAGCGCGGTGGCCCGGATGCAGTCCGCGCTGCCCGCGGACGTCCCGCCGATCGGTGGCTCAGACGCAGGCGGCGTGGCCGCGATGGGACCGGGCGCGAACCTCGAGGCGATCCCGAAGACCGGCGCGACGATCGACAGCGACTCCGGGCGCCCGCTCGCCGCCCTGGCCGCGGCCGGGCTCGGGCTCCCGGTCACCACGCTGCTCTCGGATCCCGGTACGACGGGCGCGCGGGCAGTCGCGGAGACGCTGGAGCAGCCCACGATCCTCGAGATGGGGATGCGGCGCGAGCTGTGGGGAGCGGTGCTCCAGCAGCTCGCCGCGTACGCCGTCGATCAGGCGGTGAAGGCACCGCAGGGGCCGCTCCGCGGCGTCGTGCAGCAGGTCGGCAACCGGCAGGTCGTCACGCTCGCCGGCGACGTCGAGAAGACCGTGGTCGTCGAATGGCCCGACCTCAACGAGCTCGACCCGCTGAAGATGATCGAGGCGATCGTCGCAGCCGACAGCACCGGCGTGGTTCCCGGGTTGGAGACGCTACGGCTGCTCCTCACCGCGCTGCGGGTCAAGGACGTCGACGAGGTCCTCAAGGCCGTCACCGACGAGCAGGGCAACTTCGTCGATCCGCGGATCGAGGCCGCGGCCGCAGCGATTGCCCGCCAGCGCGAGGCAGCCTGACCGTGGCCGATCAGCACCGTGTCGTCGGCGTCGCCGTCGAGATCCTGCAGACCGAGCCCGGGCACTGGTGCACGAGGTGCGCCCTGCCTTCCGGGTGGATCGTGTGGGTCGTCGTACGGCACGGAGCTCGGATGCACCTGCAGGAACAGCGCTACTGCGACGAGTGCGGGAGCCGCCGCACCGTCGTGCCGGCCGACGGCTGATCGGAGCGCTGCTCGATGACGACCGGCACCCCCGAGCAGCCCAGCCCCTACGCCGTCGAGGTCGCGCTCGCCGCGGCGCTCGCCGAGCTGGCCAACGCCCAGGACGCCCAGATCGCGCAGGCCTGGGCGGCCGCGTGGTCCGAGGTCTCGGCCGACCTCCTCGACGTCCTCACCGTCATCCTGAGCGACGTCGGCCGCGTCAACGCCACCGCCGTCGTGCGCTACGAGCGGTTCGCCCGCGTGCTCGCCGCGATCGCGGACCGCCTCGACACCCTCGCTACCAACCTCGGCATCACGATCACCAACGACCTCGCCGACGTCCTCGCCCAGGCGCAGACCGGCACCGTCGAGCTGATCGCCGCCCAGCGCCTGTCCCGGCCACTGCCGCACCGCGAGGTGCCGACCGCGGCCCTCGACGCCATCGTCCGGCGTACGACGCAGCAGGTCACCTCGACCGCCCTCCCGCTCGCCGACGAGACGTACGCGATCGTGCTCGGCGAGCTCACCCGCGGCGTCGCGGCCGGCGACAACCCCCGCCAGACCGCGGCACGGATGGTGTCCCGGGCCGAGGACCACATGAACTTCGGCCGCGCGCGGGCGCAGAACATCGCGCGGACCGAGACCCTCGACGCCTACCGCGAAGGCGAGCGGGTCACCCAGCAGGCGCACGCCGACCTCCTCGCCGGCTGGGTGTGGGCGGCACACCTCGGGTCACGGACCTGCCGCTCGTGCCTGGCGATGCACGGCCAGGTGTTCGACCTCGAGGTCCCGGGCCCGAACGACCACCCGTCCGGCCGGTGCGGCCGGGTGCCGGTCGTGCGGGAGGAAGACGGCTCGGTCGACCTGTCCTGGTTGCCGTCGGCCGAGGAGCACTTCGCCGGCCTGTCGGTCGCCGACCAGAAGGCCATCCTCGGCAAGGACGGCTACCGGGCCTGGGCTGCCGGGGACTTCCCGATGGAGGCGTGGACGACGACCCGGCACGCCGACGGGTGGCGCGACTCCCAGGTGCCGGCCAGCCCGCCGAGCAAGGGCGGCGCCGCCGGCGGTGGCGGGGACGGTCGGCCGGGCGCGCCGGGCAGCGACGTGAGCGACGAGCCGCCGCCGTCGTACCGCGAAGCCGCGCTCGCCCGGTTCGGTCCGCCGCCGGTGGACGTCGAGCCGTGGGAGGCCCGCGAGTACTGGGCCCAGCGGCAGGGAGCGCTCCCCCTCGACTTCGGCGGCGACATCCTCAAGCCCCACGAGGTCGAGTTCGTCGAGCGGTTCCTCGACGCCGGCGAGGACATCGAGTGGATCCCCAAGGACCCCGCGCTGCCCACCAACGACTTCTTCTGGACCAGCCGCGAACGGCTGCCGGTCGAGCTGAAGTCCACCAAAGCCCGGGCCGCCACCATCCACGGCCGCCTCGTCGACGCGATGAGCCGGGCCGCACGGCAGGGCGTCACCAAGGAGAACTTCATCGTCGACCTCGGCGACCAGGCGCTACCCGGCGGGCTGATCGACGAGCTCGTCGACTTCAACGTCGACCGACGCAAGTACCTCGTCGCCGGCCTGTGGATCTTCGCCAGTGGCCGGGTGCACGCCGTGCCGCTCGTCCAGCCCTAGAAGTGAGTGTGGGGCCCCGTCCCCCCGTGGTACGGAGGCGGGCCCCACGACTTCAGGGTAACACCGCGGCGGCCACCGTCTAGGCCGTCCGACGGCCCCGATCGACGACGTACCGCATCGCGCCGCAGCCCGGCCGCGCGCACTGCTCCTCCGCCTCCGCCCCTCGCGTGAGGGAGAGGTGGATCCCCAACAACGCCCAGACGTGACCCGCCTCGACGGTGCACGGCTGGGCGGCGTCGCGCCCGGGGTCAGTAGCCATCTGCCACCGGCGCGAGCTCGGACTCGTTCCCCGGGCAATCGGGGTTCGGGCACCGAGCCACGAACCCGATCGTGACCGATGCCTCGTCCGGCGACACCTGGTCGGGCGCCTCGTCGTACACGAGCTCGGTACCGCACCGGGCACACCTTGATTCGTCAGTTTCGGACTCCATCCGCCGCACGCTACCCCGCTCGCCCCGCTACCGGGAGGTTCCTCATGTCCAAGAAGCTGCGCGAGACCGCGCGCCTGCTCGAGGCCGCCGACGGCCAGGGCCCCGGTCTCCGCCTCGTCCAGCTCATCTCCCCCGGCTGGGGCAGTTCGGGGTACTACTCGCCGGCCGTCCTCGAAGCCGCGGTCGCGGACCAGGTCATCCCGGCCGGCACGCACATGTACGCCGACCACCCCACCGACATCGAGCTGATGGAGCGTCCCGAGCGCTCGATCAAGGACCTGGTCTCGACCACGACCACCGAGGCGCGTCTCGCGACCGACGCCGACATCGCGGCCGGCGCCGAGCCGGGCGCACTGGTCGCCGAGGTCCGGGTCGTCACGCCGTACCGCGACCTGATCGACGACCTCGCCGACGACATCGGCGTCTCGATCCTCGGCTCGGCCACCGACACCAGCATCGGCGAGGCCGACGGCCGCCGCGGCACGATCATCGAGGGCCTCGCCTTCGTCCAGTCCGTCGACTGGGTGACCCGCGCCGGCCGCGGCGGCCGCGCGCTCAGCGTGCTCGAGTCCGCGCGTGCCGGCCGCCGCGCGGCGGGCCGCGGGCTGCGGGAGGCCACCGTCAACGACACCCGCGACGGGCTCGCTGTCGCGCTGCGCGACGCCTACGGCGGCAGCGAGCGGACCTGGGTGTGGGTGCGGGACTTCGACGACTCGACGGTCTGGTTCGAGATCGAGTCCGAGGGCGACGAGAACGGGATCTACGGCCAGCCCTACACGCAGAGCTCCAGCGGTGCTGTCGAGCTCACCGGCGATCGCACCGAGGTGCGGATCGTCACCACCTACGTCCCGGCCACCCGGCCGGACGAGAAGAAGACCACCAAGGAGTCCAAGGAGGACACCATGCCCAAGATCGAGATCGAGGAGTCCGAGCACACTCGGCTCGTCGAGACCGCCGGCCGGGTGGACGCTCTCGTCAGCGAGAACGCCGCCCTCAAGGAGAAGGACGCCCGCCGCACCCGTGCGGACCGGGCCCACGAGCTCGTCGCCGAGCGCGCCAAGGCCGCCGGCGTCACCTTCGACGTCCTGCAGACCCGCGGCCTGATCGCCGAGCTCCCGGTGACCGAGTCCGGCGACCTCGACGAGACCGCGTTCTCCGCCGCGGTCGACAAGGCCGCCTCCGACCTCAAGGAGGCGCAGGCCTCCGGCGGCGACGGCAACGTCGTCGGCTTCGGCGGCGCCCCGAGCGGCACGCCCGTCGCGGAGTCCGGCCACCGCACCAGCAACCCGTGGGGCCGCAGCCTCACCGAGGCCAGCAACCAGAAGGGAGCCTGACCATGGCCACCAACGAGAAGTTCCGCGACGCCGACCACCTCCCCCTGCCGGTCCCGGCCGGGAAGAAGGCCGGCGACCCCGTCCGCGTCGGCAGCCTCAACGGCGTCTGCGAGACCAACCGTGCCAAGACCGACGTCCCGGCCTACAACCAGGACGGCACCCGCAACACGTCGTACGACTTCGGCGGGGGCAACCAGACGGGCTACGCCTCGGTGTGGCTCAAGGGCGCCCACGTCTTCACCGTCGACTTCGCCGTCGCCAACATCGGCGACCCGGTCTACATCCTCGCCGACGGCTCCGGCCTCACCGGCACGGCGTCGGGCAACAACCTGTACGGCCACGCCCTCACCACCAAGGGCGCGCCCAGCGGCCCGCTGACCGTTCGCATCGCGAACTGAGAGGACCAGCACCATGACCAGCAACATCGAGGTCCTCCACGGCAACGCTGCCGTCGAGGCCGCCTCCGACGCCGACTTCCCCGGCGCCACGAACCCGCGGAACTACCAGATCACCGAGTCGCTGATGGACAAGGCGATGACGCTGATGGAGGACGCCTTCCGCGGGAAGTGGGGCGCCGCCCAGCGACTCGCCGAGGCGTTCGCGACCAGCGACTTCACCCTCGCAGCGTTCGCCGCCATCGACACCGAGATGCAGCGGCAGTACGACGAGCTGCCCTCGACCTGGCGCGGCTACACCGACGTGACCACGGTCAACGACTTCCGTCCGAAGCGGCTGCTCGACAAGTGGCGGAACACGGTCGGGTTCGACCTGGTGCCCGAGCTCACCGAGTACCCCGCCGAGGACGCGCGCGGGCACGCGCTCAACGAGATCGCGGTGGCCAAGTTCGGTCGCCGGTTCGCGATCTCCTGGGAGTCGTGGATCAACAACGAGGCGATCCAGGAGTTCGAGGACCTCCCGGGCGTCATCGCCCGCCAGGCCCGCGAGACCGAGGCGATCAACGCGGTCTCCAACCTGATCGCGGCGGACCGCAACGGCGTCAACACGGCGTTCTTCAAGGCCGGCAACGGGAACGCACCGACCGCGCTTCCCCTCACGCTCGACAACCTCGACGGCGTCCTCGACCTGATGGCGGCGAGGAAGTCGAAGATCTCCGGCCGCACGGTCGCGGCGCCGCCGCTGCAGGTCGTCGTGCCGCAGACCCTGAAGCGGACGATCGAGCGGATCCTCGCGGTCCGGACGATCAAGAAGACGACCACGTCGGGGTCGGACTCGACCGAGTTCGAGTACGACAACTACGTCAACGTCGACTACGTCGTCGACCCGATGCTCGACTACTGGAACACCGGCTCGAAGGCGGCCGGCACCTGGTTCGTCGTGCCGAAGCCGAAGACCGCGCGTCCCGCGCTGTGGGCTGCCTACCTGCGTGGTCACGAGCAGCCCGACATCCGGGTGAAGAGCTCGGCCAGCCAGCGGGTCGGCGGCGGCGACGTCTCGCCCCTCGAGGGGTCGTTCGAGATCGACGACATCCAGTACCGCGGTCGTCACATCGTCGGCCACCAGAACGGCGACCCGACGTTCACGTACGCCTCGAACGGCAGCTGACCGCGCACGCAGCTGCTCCCGCCGTGGGCGGCCCGGGCAACCGGGCCAGGGTCGCCCACGGCTCCACACCTGCACCACCTCGAGGAGGCTGAGCATGGCGATCGACTACAGCAGCAAGGTCGGCAAGGTCCGCCTCCTCATCAACGACGTCGACGAGGGCAACCTCGTCTTCCCCGACGACCAGCTCGAGGCGTTCCTCGCCCTCGAGCACGACAGCGTGAAGCGTGCGGCGGCTCAGGCGATCGACTCGCAGGCCACCAACGAGGCGCTCGCGCTGAAGGTCCTCAAGGACCACCAGGTGCAGACCGACGGCGCGAAGCTCGCCGACGCGATGCGCCGGCACGCCGACTCGTTGCGCAAGCAGGCCCGCGAGGACGAGGACGCCGAGGACGACGGGTTCTACTTCGACGTCATCGACATCGTGGGCGGCAACGGCAGCCACCCCGAGCTCACCGAACGGCCCCTGTGATGCCTCGCCCGGTGGGCTACGGCCGGCCCGGCACCCCGGTCTTCCCCGACGGCTGGGCGACGGCCGCCGCCGGCGTGCTGGACGGCACCCACGAGTCGGTCGTGACGATCGCCGCGCCGGGCGCCACCCAGGGCTGGAGCGAGACCGACGGCCAGACCGTCACCACCCCTGCCGCGCCGTCCTACGACGGTCCCGCGACGGTCCGGCCGGCCAGCGAGTCCGAGGGCTCCAGCGAGCCCGTCGCCAGCGAGGAGCAGGTCACGGTCACCCGCTACCAGGTCGGACTCCCCCAGCCGACCGACGGCATCGCCGTCGGCCAGGTCGTGCACGTCGTGTCGTCGCCCGACGCCGCGCTGGTCGGCCGCGACCTCACGGTCGTCGACGTCGAGCACGGCGACCGGCGCTTCACCCGCTACCTCTACGCGACCCTCAACAGCTGACCACGGGAGGCGGTGACGGCCATGATCAACATCGACCTGACCGAGATCGACCACCTCGCCGCCGACCTCCGCTCCGCGCCCGCGCGCGTCGAGCCGGCCGTCGACGCCGAGGTCGGCCGCGGCGGCTACCGCGTCCAGGGCCGGGCGCAGGTGAACGCCCCGAAGGACACCGGCACTCTCGCCTCGTCGATCACCACCGATCTCGGCCACCTCTCCTACGAGGTCGGCCCCGAGGTGAACTACGGCGGATTCGTCGAGGAGGGCACCAGCGGCCCGTACCCGATCGAGAACGCCTTCGGCCTCGGGATCCTCGTCATGCACCCCGGCATCGATCCGCAGCCCTACCTCGGGCCGGCCTTCGACGCCGACCTGTCCCGCACCGAGCGCGGCATCCTCAAGGCCGCCGCCGACCGGACGCTGGGCTGACCGCAATGGCCACGATCCGGCGCCTGCTGCTCAGCCACCAGGTCGACGCCCGGCTCCGTGCGCTCCCGGTCGCTGGGCCGGCCGTCACGGTCTACGAAGGCGAGATCCCCAACCCCGCGCCGCTGCTCACGATGCCCGGCACCAACACCCCGGATCCGTCGGGCCGGGTCGCGCCGTACGTCGTCCACTTCGGTGGAGTCGGCACGCCGGTCGTCGAGCCCGACGTCGCCGACTCGATGGTCGAGCTCGACTGGCCGGTGCACCTGCTGTGCGTCGCCGGGTACCGCGACGACTGCCTCGACCTCGTCGACCGGGTGCACGCCTGGCTCTACCGGTGGTCACCAGTCGTCGACGGCGTCGCCGTCGGCCGCCTGACGCAGCCCCTCGGGTACGAGCCGGCTCCCCCGCGGCGGATCGACACCGTCCAGCCGGTCCGGTTCGAGGTGCCTCTGCAGTACCGGCTCGCGGCCACCGCGAGCTGACGCCTTCCCCCCCGACTCCCGACGCACCTTCCCCGGCGCCGGGCGCTTCCCCCTGCCCATCCACCAGCCCGACCAGCACCGAGGAGGACCCCGTCATGAACGACGGATTCGTCGAGGTCTACGCGAAGTCGACCGGCCAGAAGCAGTGGGTGCCCGAGCACTACCTCGAGCACCCCGTCCTCGGCCGCGACTTCGAGGAGACCCCCAGCAGCCGCGCCAACCGCGACGGCGACCAGCCGCCGGCCGGGCCGCCCGTCCAGGCCTGGACGCGCGCTCAGCTCGACCAGCACGCGTCGGTGGTGCTCGGGCTCGACACGAGCGACCTGGCCACGAAGGCCGACGTCGTCGCGGCGATCGAGCGCGAGACCCAGCACGACCAGGACGACCCGGACGACCCCACCCCCACCGACTCGGACGGCACCCCGCCGCCCGACCAGCCCCCGGCCGCCGGGGAGAACCAGGAGTAGCAGCATGCGCAGTCTCGCCGACGGCCACGAGAAGATCGCCGTCCTGACCACCAAGCCCGTCGACCCCGCCAACCCGACGGTGACCGAGCTCGCCGCCGGTATCGACGCCTCGTGCGCCGTGCTGGCCTCGGACTGGAACTTCGGACCGACCGACTCCGACACCTTCTCGGAGCCCGCGGTCTGCGAGGACTCCAACGCCCAGTCCTACGGCCGCTCCAACGGCCAGTTCGGCGCGACCATCTTCCGGCACTTCGCGACCGCGACCCCGGGCGAGGCCGACGCCACCGCCGACACCACCTTCGCCGCGGTCAAGGTCAAGGGCACCACGGTGTGGGTGTACTCGCGCCTCACCGCGAAGAAGTCCGCCGAGGCGTGGGCCGAGGACGACGAGATCCGCTACGGCGCCGAGGTCCTCACCGACACCCCGCAGCCGCCCCAGGAGTCCGGCGGCTACGTCAAGGCCCGCGTCCCCGGCCAGGTCCAGAAGTCCTGGCCGTACATCAAGGCCGCGCCCGCGACCCCCTGATCGGCCGCCCGAACTGGGGTGGCGGGCGTCGTGAGGACCGCCCGCCACCCCGCACCACCACCGTCCTCACACCCGTCCTCACACCCGTCCTCACACCCAGGAGCACGCCATGACCGACCAGCCCGCCGCCAACGTCCCCACCGCCGACACCGCCGGCCTCATCGACGACTTCCTCGACCTCGACGAGATCCTCTCCGCGCAGGTCCACCGCGCCGAGAAGACCGAGATCCTCTACCTCAAGCCGCACCTCGAGGCCGAGATCGACGCCCTCGAAGCCGAGCTGCAGAAGGTCTCCAGCGATCCCAGCCGGACGGACAGGTCGGGCGAGGCTGCTGTCGGCGACCAGCCCGCCGGCAGCGCCACCGTCGAGGAGCTGGCCGAGCAGATCCAGGCCAAGCGCCGCGAGTACGCCGAGTCCGGCAAGAAGGTGCTGCTTCGCCAGCTGCCGTCCGAGGAGTGGACCGGGTTCGAGGCCACCTGGAAGAAGGCCCTCGACACCGGCTCGCCGTACCCGGCGGAGATGTGGGACGACCTCATCTCGAAGTGCGCGGTCCGTCCGACGATGCCGGTCGACAAGGTCAAGGCCCTGCGCAAGAAGCTCGGCTACCCGCCGCTGCACAAGCTCGCCCTGACCGCGTGGAAGCTGAACACCGAGGGTGGTGTGTCCGTCCCTTTCTCGCGACTCTCCTCGGACGTCCTGAGGCCCAGCCCGTTCGGGACGAACTAGCGCTGGCGCTGGACCTCGGCATCCCGCCGTCGGTGCTCCGGGGTCGGACCTCCTCGACCTTCCACCTCCGCGACGAGGACGGGAACGTCGTACGCACGGTGACCGAGTCGCCGTGGACCGAGGAAGACCGAGCGCTGATGCTCGCCTACCGGATGTACCTCAACTCGCTGTGCAGCGGGGACTGCGGGCAACCCCGGGCGCTCGCCCACCACCCCGCGAACGACGGCTGGTACGGCGTCGGCGAGCGCGTCATCTGCCACGCCTGCACCGCGCTCAAGCGCGCCGCCAACGAAGGGTCGAAGGAGCCGGTGAAGCCGGTCGAGTACTACGTACTCGACCACGACCGGGACTACGACGCCAACCCGCTGCCCGTGCTCGACCTCAACCGCGACACGCCGGATCTCGGCGCCTTCGCGGCCTGAGCAGCACCCACGCTCCCCCTGATGACGAGAGGACGGTGACTTGATGGGCTCGAACGTCCGGTCCGTGACCGTCCGGCTCGAGGCGATGGTCGCGCGCTACATCCGCGACATGAACCGGGCCGGCGACGCCACCGAGAAGGCCTTCGACCGAGTCCACGCGTCGACGTCGCGGGCACGGGAGAGCTTCGTGGCCACGGAGCGCGACGCCGCGCACCTCTCGAACCGCCTCGGCGACCTGCGCGGCTCGACCTCGGGCGTCCAGCAGGAGTTCGTCGGCGCAACCCGCGCCGCGGAGCGGTACGCGACGTCGACGTCGAAGCTGAACACGACGACCCGCGTCGTGTCCCCGTCGCAGCAGCGGCTCGCCACCGACATCGACCGCGTGTCGGTGGCCGCCGTCCGTGGCCGCGCCTCGATCGACCAGTACTCCGGCCGCCTGCGGGTCCTGCTCGAGCTGCTCGCCACCCTCGGCCCCGGGCTGCTGCCGTTCGGCGCCGGCGGCATCGTCGGTCTGACCGGCCTGGCCGGCCTGTTCGGCGCCGGCGCGGCGGGCGGCCTCGGGATGCTCGTGTCCCTCCAGGGCATCGGCGACGCGCTCAAGGCGATGGAGAAGGCTCGCCTCGAGCCGACCGCCGCGAACCTCCAGGCAGCCGACGAGGCCATGCAGAAGCTCGGCCCGCACGCGCAGGACGCGGTCGTCAAGCTGCAGCAGTTCCTCCCCGTCCTGAAGTCCGTCCGCGACGCCGGCGCCGCCGAGCTGTTCCCGCACCTGCCGGGCACCATCGACTCCCTGACCCGCATGGCGCCCATCCTGCGCGAGCTCGCCGCCGCGGGCGCCGGCGCGAGCGGCTCCGCGATCGAGGACGTCGCCGGGTCGCTGAACAGCGACCGCTGGATGCCGTTCTGGAAGTTCCTCGTCGACGAGATCCCCCAGGGGGTCGAGAACACCACGCGGCTCGTCGGATCGCTCGCGCACGCGGGCGCCGAGATGTGGATGGCGTTCGACCCGACGAACGACAAGTTCGTCGACTGGCTGGTCGACGTCGCCGACAACCTCGACCGGTGGGCCGGCTCGTCGAAGGGCCAGCAGCAGATCCAGTCGTTCCTGGCGTACGCCGAGAAGAACGGCCCGAAGGTCGCCGACTTCTTCGTGGCGGTCGCCGATGCCATCACCCAGATCGTGCAGGCCGCCGCACCCCTGTCCGGGCCCGTGCTCGACGCCCTGACCCAGGTCGCCAAGGTGATCGCCGCGGTGGCCGACAGCAACCTCGGCACGCCGATCCTGACCGGCGTCGCCGCCCTCACGCTCTACAGCCGGGGACTCCAGGCCGCCGTCGCGCTCCAGAGCCGGCTGACCGGCGGAGCAGCCTCGGCGCGCCTGGCCGACCAGGGTGTCCTCGGGTTCACGCGCAGCAGCCTGCAGCAGACCCGGAACGGCATTCGACAGCTCGGCACCGACCTGAAGACCGTCGGCACCACCTGGGCGACCGTCGGCCGCGGAATGGAGCGCCAGAACGTCCGCATGAACGAGGCGCTCACCCGCACCGGCCGGACGCTGAAGACCGTCGGGAAGGGCGGCGCCGTCCTCGGCGGGCTGGCCATCGCGACGACCGGCGTCGCCGACGGCCTCGGAGTCACCAACACGGCGTCGCTCGCCCTGATGGGCACGTTCGCGGGCCCCTGGGGCGCGGCCCTCGGCGCCGGCGTCGGCGCGGTCATGGACCTCTCGCAGGCGCTCGATGCCGGTACGTCGTCGGCCGACTCCTTCAACCTCGCGCTCGCGTCCGGGGATACCCAGAAGATCCGGGATGAGCTCGCAGCGGTCAATCGGGAACTCAACAACCTCCGGGACATGAACGATCTCGGCGGCACGGGCGTCGACGACTTCTTCCAAGACCTCGGCCGGAGCACGAAGACGGGGCTGTCGGAGGGACTGTCGAAGATCGGGATCGGCGAGGGCCCCGACAGCGGCAGCGCGCTCAATGAGCGGAAGTCCGTGCTCGAGGGCTCTCTCGACGCCACCGAGCGCGCGGCGATGGCCGAGGCCGGTCTCTCGGCGGAGATCCTTCGCACCGGCGAGGCGGCCGGCTTCACGTCCGCCGAGCTCTTGAACCTCGCCGTCAGCACCCAGCAGGCCTCGACAGCGGCCTGGGGTGCCTTCGACGCGCAGACCAAGCTCGGCGCCGCGATCGACGGCGTCGCGGAGGCCGCGAAGAAGGGCAAGCGCGGCCTCAGCGACGCGACGGAGGGCGGCCGGGAGAACCGCAACGCACTGTCCGACCTCGCGGCGTCGTGGGAGAACACGAAGACGAAGATGGAGGAGAACGGCGCCTCCGCCAAGGCAATCCAGCGACGCTACGGCGAGGTGCGGGGGGCATTCATCGCAGCGGCGACCGCGATGACCGGGAGCCGGAAGGCCGCGGTCCGGCTCGCCAACCAGCTCGCGAAGCCGATGACCATCGTCGTCAAGTCCGAGCACCAGCAGGCGGTCGCCAGCGCGAGGGCGGCGATCGCGCAGCTGCGGCGGGAGATCGCCGGCAGCCCGATCGTGCAGCAGATCGTCGTCAACGGTCCGAGTGGGCGCACGAAGGCCACGGTGAAGTCGGACGAGCCTTTGGGCGCCGGGATGATCCCCGTCAAGAAGGCCGGCGGCGGTCTGGTGACTGGTCCCGGCGGCCCCCGTGAGGACCTCATCCCCGCGCTGCTCTCGAACCGCGAGTTCGTGATCCCCGCGGACGCCGTCGACCACTACGGCGTCGGGCTGTTCGAGGCTCTGCGGGCGAAGCGACTCGCCGACGGCGGCCGCGTCGGGGGCGGCCGCGACCCGCGCTGGTCGAGCGCCCCGGGGCTTCGCACGTCCTCGAGCTCCGAGGCGGACGGCGTCGCGCGCGGGCTCCGCGGCCTGCGCCGTGAGCTCGCGCTGGCGGAGAAGGCCGTCAAGTCGGAGCGTAAGCAGCGCGACGCAGCGGTAGAGCGGCGCGAGAGCCTGGTCTCGGGGATGCGGTCCGGGCTGGACCGGGGTATCTGGCGTCCAGGCGGCTCGGTCTGGGGTGAGAACTCTGGCGACCCGATCGCGGCGCTGCGCGCGAACATCGCCGACGTCCGGCAGTTCTCGGTGCTCACCGGCCGGCTTCTCAAGAACGTCAGCGGCCCTGCGCTCGACGCGATTCTGGCCGAGGGTGACCTCGCCACTGTCCAGGCGTACGCCGGCATGGACCCGAAGACGCTCAAGGAGTACCAGCGGCTCTACGGCGTCCTGCAGAAGGAGCTCTCGACCTCGACCGCCGACATCGGTGACTCGGTCTGGGGCCCAGAGATCCGGCGGCAGACCCGCGAGCTGAGGCAGGCGAACCGCGAGCTCAAGGGGCTGCGCCGCGACGTGCAGCGCTCGAACCGCGACAACAAGAACGAGCAGGCCAAGAACCGTGCCTCGCAGCGCAAGGGCGCCTCGAAGGCCAACCAGTCGAAGTCCAGGGGGTACGTGAAGTGACCACCGCGCTGCTCGACCAGCCGGCCGAGCTCACCTGGGGCAGCCAGGTCTTCCTCGACGCCGTCGAGCCGGACCTCCCCTGGCAGTTCATCGCGCTCTCCGACGAGTCGGACCTCGGCAACCCTGAGCCGCTCGTAGAGACCATCCGCTCGATGCTCACCGTCGGCGAGAAGTCTGAGCGCACCGGCTGGGGCAACCGTGAGTTCCCCGTTCGGATCAAGATCCTCGCCACCGACGGCCAGGCCATGGCGCAGGCGGAGAACGCCCTGTGGGCGGAGCTGTCCGCCGACCAGGTGGCGCCGCTGATCTGGACGCCGCCGCTGCTCGAGGCGTGGCCGATGGCGCTCGACGTCGACCGGGTCGACATGGTGCGCGCGTACGACAACATCGGCGAGCGGTGGGACCACCGCGAGCGGTTCGGCCGCTGCCGGATTTACGACCTCACGTTCCACACGCTGCCGTTCGCGCGGGACACCGAGCCGACCGTTGTGCCGGCCCTCCCGGTCCCCGAGGACCCGGACACCCCGGCGCGGATCGTGCTCGACCCGTGCGACTCCAAGGCCGGCTGGACGGCGACGCCCTGCCACACCAACCACTGGAACCCGCGGTTCATCGACAACGGCACCAGCGGCGGCAACACCTGGGTGCGGGTGTACGCCTCGAACACCTACACCGGCAGCCTCGGCTGGCTCGCCATCAACCGGCCCGGGACGCTGGTGCGCAGCGGCCGGCGCTACATCACGGTCGACTTCAGCCGCACCTCCAACCCGCCCGTGATGGAAGAGTGGGAGGCGAAGAAGCTCACGATCGTGGTCTCCGGCAAGGAGCTCGAACCGGCCGGGCAAGAGCCGGTTTCGTCGGGGATCACGCGGTTCTACTTCGACTGCATCGGGCTGCCCGACACGCTGACCAGTTTCCAGGCCCGCGGCTGGTGGGAAGCGGACGCCTGGAACACCTCCTCGCAGCCGACACGACGCCTGGCGCTCTACGAGATCGGCGCCGACGACCGCATCGGGATCAACGGCACCTCCGGCTTCCAGGTGCCACGCACCGTCCTGATCGAAGGCGCCGCGGAGACCCAGGCCAGCCTCCTCCTCGACGCCGGCCCGAACCCCCTCGTCGGGTCCACCGCGCTGATCTACACCGGCCGCAGCCCCGCGGTGTCCCTGCGAGCGCTCCGCGTCAACTCGGGAACCGTCACCCCCAGCGCGACCGCGATGTCCGGCGCGACCAACGGCCTCACCACCCCGATGACCGTCCGGATCCCCGTGGGCCGTCTCCGCAACGACACCACCTACACGATCCCCTGGCGCCTCAGCTTCACCGGCCAGCGCATCATCCACTGGTCCGCCCGCATGGTCGCCGGCACCGCGACTTGGCCCGCCGGCGAGATCCCCGGATCGGACGTCGTCGTCGAGGGCGACACCCTCGTCATCAACACCACCGCCGACCCCTGGCGCATCCACGACATCGCCGCCCTGCAGCTGCCGATCATCGGCAACATCTCCGACCCCACCCACGCCATCGACTTCACGCTGTCGCTCCCCTCAGGCAGCGACCCCGTCGGCGTCGACGAGGGATGGGCCCTCGACACCGGGAACGGCGCCTACACCGTCGTGCACGAGCCGTCGGCCTACCAGCTCTCCGCCATCGAGATCCGCTCCCCCGAGCTCGGTGCACCCAAGCCCGAGGTCGTCGGCACCTGGCTGGACTACGGCCGACAGGACATCTCGCGGCTCACCACCCTGGGCACCCATCGGTGGCTCCCCGGGCTGCTGCACATCTTCACCGCGACCGACCTCGCGAAGTACGCGCCGTGCTCGGCGACCTACTACCGCCGTTACCCCTTCCACGCCGGCCCCGATCTCCCCGTCGACGCGGCGGACGGCTGAGGGCGGCCGAGCATGCCGAACCGGCCCGGCGAGCCCGACCTCGAGGTCTACATCGGCGGGCAGCCGCTCTCCACGATCGCGGCATGGGGCGACGCCGAGATCACCCACGGCCGCAACGGCCCGATCGCAGCCACCTGGGGCATGGCCCTCAAGCCGAAGGAACGCCCCTACCAGCTGGTCCGCAACGCCCCGGTCACGTGGCGCTCGGGCGGGCGCCGGATCTCGTTCGGGATCCTCGACGAGCCCGACTGGGACGCCGGCGAGTTCACCATGATCGGCGGCGCCCGCCTGGGTGAGGGCGCCGAGCCCCTCACCGCTGCGGGGGCCATCACCTCGAAGCTGAACACCGCGATCGACCAGGCCGTCGCCCGCGGCGTGACCCGCGGATGGTTCCGCGGCGGCGACTTCGGCAACACCGACCTCGCCGGCCCGGAGGGCGCCTCCGGGGTGGACGACCCCAACCCCGGCAAGCTCAACGAGCTGATGGACCTGTGGGCCACCCAGGGCAGCGTCGGCGGGGTCACGCGGCAGTGGCGGGTCACCGGCGACGGCCTGGTCGTCCCGACCGTCGAGGACGAGAGCACCCCTCAGCTCCTCCTGCTGCCTGGCACGACGTCGATCGGGGTGTCGGGCACCGAGGTCACCGACCGGGTGTTCCTCAGGTACAACGACTCGGCCGCGACGCGGCTCCGCACGGCGTCGTACCCCGCGCAGACCCCCATCGGCGGGATCGAGCGCCGAGCGTCCATCGTGCATCTCGGTCCGATGACCGCCGCCCGGGCGACCACGATCGCGGAGGGCATGTATCGGCGCGCCCAGGCCGGCCGGACCGGGTGGACCAACGGCTGGGAGCTCTCGGCCGACCAGATGACCACGGTCGGCGGGCAGCGTCCCAGCCTGGCGCTCGTCCGGGCCGGCGTGACCGCGCAGGCGATGGACCAGCCCGACCCGCGCGGAGTCTCGCCGGCCTTGAACGTGGTCCTCGACGAGACCACCTGGCGGGTCGCCGAGGGGCTGATCCAGCTGAACCCCGTCGGCCTGGTCGCCCGGACGTGGGAGCAGGTCATGGCGGAGGCCCTCGCCCGTGACGAGTAGCGACCGATGTGTCCCGATCACCGCGCCGGCGGCCCCGGCCTCTCTGCAACGAGGAGCGCGCCCATGACCCAAGAGCCCGGCCCACGCCCGGACGTTCTCGCCGAGCGGATCGACGGCCTCGGGCGCCGTTTCGGCGCTGTCGAGCAGCGCCTCAACGGGCTCGCCACCAAGGACGAGCTGGTCGCGCTGATCCGCTCGCGTGACGAGCTGTCCAACGCCCGGATCGCCGCGCTGTCGGAGGACGTCAAGGAGCTCACCGCGCTCCTGGCCACCGAGCGGGCCGAGCGGATGGCTGCCGACCGCGAGAACGAGGACCGCGCCAACCGGGCCCGCACGTTCGCGCTGTCGGCGATCGGCCTCGTCGTGACCGTCGTACTCGGTCTCGTGGCGCTCATCAACCAGCTGAAGGGGATTCCGGCGTGAAGCTCTGGATGAAGGTGACAGCGGCGGTGGGTGCGGTTCTTGTGGGCGCCTGGCTTGTCTCGACGGTTCTGGGGCTGGTCGCATCCCAGGCTGAGCAGAAGCGCAGCCGGGAAGAGCTCATCGAGGACTTCGAGAAGCAGATCGCCGAGGTGCGAGCGGACGGCCAGGCCAACGAGGCCGCCCTGGCGGCCGCGAACGCTCAGCTGGTGCGTCTCGGCGAGGAGCCGATCGAGGCGCCGCCCGTGGCCGTCTCGCCGCAGCAGGGCCCGATGGGACCAGGTGGGCCGCCCGGTCCGCGGGGCCCGCGCGGACCAGGCTGCGTCGAGCAGCTCGGGCTGGAGCCCTGCCAGGGCGACGACGGCGCGTCAGGACCGACCGGACCGACGGGCACCGTCGGCCAGACCGGCGCCCAAGGCCCCGACGGGAAGACCGGCCCGGCCGGCCCGCCGGGCGAGCGGGGTCCCGACGGTCCTCCTGGAGCGCCGGGTGCACCAGGCGCGGAGGGCCGAGGCATCACCAGGACCTTCTGCGGTGACGACGGCCGCTGGTCCATCACCTACACCGACGGCACCACCACCGACGGCGGCGCCTGCCGCGCAGTCCTCACCCCGAACGGAGAACGACCGTGACCGACCCCCGACTCATCCGCCCGACCTGGCGCGAAGGCCGCACGAACCTCGACGCCCTCACGATCGCGTGCATCGAGCACGCCGAGCAGATCGTGCGCGAGCTCGCGCCGAAGATCGCGCATCCGTTCGTCGTCACTCAGGGCTCCTACCAGGCCGGCGCCGGTGACCCGAAGTCCGCCGGCACCCACGACCTCGGTGGCGTCGTCGACCTGCGCTGGTGCGGCCACCCCGTGTGTCTGCGCGCGCTCCGCCTGGCTGGCCTTGCCGCCTGGCACCGCACCCGTGCGCAGGGCGACTGGCCCGACCACATCCACGCCGTCGTGGCCGGACACCCGCGCCTTGCTGCGTCCGCGGCTCGGCAGGTCATTGCCTACCTCGCGCGCCGCAACGGCCTCGCGAGCAACGGCCCCGACGACGGGCCGCGGCTCTCTCCGATCCCGCGGCCAGTCTGGCCGTGGCCGCCGGCGCAGCGGAAGAAGACCCGGCCCGAGAAGGTCCGTGCCGCGCTCAAGCTGCTCCGCGAGCAGCTCAAGACCGCCGGCCCGGTCCAGGCGACCCGGATCCGCGCCGCGATCGCGAAGCTGCGGGAGATCGAGCCGCGATGAGCACGCCGACCGAGCGTCCCGTGCTCGCCGCGTGGGTCCGGATCTTCGCCGCGAACCTGGCGTTCACCACCGGTTGGCGCAAGGACAAGAGGCACCTCCTCCACCTGCTCGCCACCGTCGCGTACGGCGTGGTGATCGGCGCCCAGGAGGCCAAGAACATCAACCTCGCCGCCCTGGTCGGCAAGGCCGCCCGAGCGCTGCAGCGCACCACAAACCCCGCGGTCGCCGGGTCAGCCATCATCGGCCGCGGCGTCCGGCTGCGGCGCTTCCGGCTCGTGCTCGGCGCCCTGTCCCGGGCCACCCTCCCCCGCTACATCGCCCGCTCGCAGGCCTCCATCGACGGCGAGTGGGTGCGGGTCTTCTCCGCCCACGCCCCGCCCAGGCGCGCCGGACGAGCCGCACAGGACCGGTTCCTCGCCCGGCTGAAGAAGCTCACCGACCGCGCCGAGCGCAACGGCCACGCCTGGATCGTCTGCATCGACGGCAACCGCGACCTCCAGGCGATCGCGCGCCACCTCGGCGGCACCGGGTACGGCGCCCGCGGAGACCGCATCGTCGGCGTCATCGTGTCCGACCGCGTGATCGTCGCCGACCACGGTGTCGACCGGTACGGCGTCGCGCACAAGCTGACCGACCACCTCGCACCGTACGTCGACGTCGCCGGGCTCCGCCCGCACCGGCGGCGCACGCCGGTTCGATGATCCGCCCCGTCCAGAAGGAGACCATAATGTCCACGCCCACCCAGGTCCGCCGCCCGTGGCGCGCGACCGCCCGCACGCTGTTCGCCGCCGTCGTGGCGCTCGCCGCGATGCTCCCGCTCCTGGTCCAGGCATCCGGGCTCGACGACACCTGGGCGCCCGTCGCCGGCGCGCTCGCGATCGCCGGCGCCATCACCCGGATCATGGCGCTCCCGGTCGTCGAGGACTTCCTCGCCCGGTTCGTGCCCTGGCTCGCCGCCGAGCCTCCGGTGCGCGTCGCACCGGCCGGGTTCCTCGACACGCCCATGCCGGTCCCCGCGCCGCCGCTCGTCGCGTCCGTCGTCTGCCACATCTGCGCGCCCGGCGCCCAGCGGTTCGAGCTCCCGATCACGACCAACCTGTACGGCTTCACCACTGTCACCGACCTCGGCGAGATCACGGTGACCGCGCCGACCGGCGACCAGGCGTTCCGCGACCACATGGAGCAGCACCGCAGCGACGGCACCTTCGCCGCGAAGCTCCTCGAGCACGCCGAGAGCATGGGCGCGCGGGCCGACACGATCCGTCGCTACCAGGCCGGCGAGTAGCCAGGTCGGGCGTCGGCGTGAACGCCGTGCGGGTCGCGCTCGAGCTGCCTGTGATCGTCCTCGGCCCGGTGCTGTGCCGGCTCCGGGGCCACCGGTGGCATGCCTGGCAGCACCACGCCGCACCGACGCTGCGGATCTGCATCCGCTGCGGCCGCACCAGCTGACGAGCACCCGGGAGGTCCTCGATGCCGTACCCCGCCTACCAGGGCACGACGTACTACTTCGACATCGTGATCGGCCACGCCTGGGACCACGAGTTCGCCGTGATCGACCGCAACGACGGCGAGCCGATGGTCTTCGAGGACGGCTGGCAGGCGTCCTGCGTGCTGCGGGACAACGCAGGCGCCGCGCTCGCGCGACTCGACAACGCCGTCTCGAGCACCGCAGACGGCACCATCACCCTCACCACCGGCGTGGTCGCGCTCAACCTGCCGGGCTCGTTCACCGCGACCCTGCCCGCCACGACGCTCTACCGGCCCTCGGGCCCGAAGCCGTTCCTGTGGGCCGACATCACCCTGATCGACCCCCTCAACGGCGAGCCCTACATCTTCGCCCGCGGCAAGGGCGTCTCCTACCTCCCGACCACCATCGGCTAGACCAGAGCCAGAGCGGAGCAGCCTCGTGACCGACGTCCTCTTCCCTCGCGCCGTCCCCGCCGGCTCGCTGGTCGGCCGCCCCGGCAAGGACGGCCCCCCGGGCCCAGGCGGCACCACCGGCTCGGTGTGGCACACCGGATCCGGCAACCCCAACAGCGGCAGCACCCTCCTCGAGGGCTTCGAGTCCGGCGCCGTCGGAGAGGCCCTCGCCAGCAGCAACGTCCTCGACGCGGGCTCCGGGGCGCTGCTCTACACCTCGCAGGCCCATGCCGGCGCCCGGGGTCTCTCTGTCGCGCAGTTCGGCGGCGCCCTGTCCATGCCCGAGGACGCACCCTCGGCCGGCGTCTGGATCAAGCTGCCCTCGGCGATCCCCGACGGCGGCGCCGCGATCGTGGAGATCTACAGCATCGAGCTCGACATGTCCGCCGTCCACGGCATCGCGACTCTGGCGATCTTCGGCGCCACCACGTCGTCCGGCAACCCGCCGGGCCGGTTGATCTACGGCCTGCAGGGCAGCAGCCCAGGCAGCACCCAGAACCTCGGCCCCGCGGTCTACGGCGAGTGGATCAACGTCTCGTTCACTCGCGCTGGACAGGTCACGATCAAGAGCACGAGCGGGACCGTGCTCGGCACCGGTGCCGTCGCGCTGCCGCCCGGCCCGGGCCTTTCCGTCCTCGTCAACAACACGACGTCTGCTCAGCTGCTCTACGCCGACGACTTCTACGTCGGTGGAGCACCCGTCGCCGCGGAGCCCAACGGGTTCTACCTCGACGAGACGACTGGTGACTACTACGAGACGGCCGACGGCACGACCTGGGTGCTGCGCGGCAGCCTCCGCGGCCCACAGGGTCCCTCGGGCCCCGGGGTCGCGCCCGAGAGCCTCGCGGTCCTTCCTGGCACCGGCAACACCGCCGCCGGGACCGATGCTCACGCCGAGGGGACCGGCACCAGCGCGCCAGGCAACGCTGCGCGCGCCGAGGGCACCGGCACCACCTCGTCGGGATGGGCCTCGCACGCCGAAGGCAGCGGCACCGCCGCTACCGCCGACTTCGCGCACGCCGAGGGCAACCAGAGCCTCGCCGCCGGCAGAGCCTCCCACGCCGAGGGGTACGCCACCGCGACCGGCGACGGCGCCCACGCCGAAGGCGAGGCCGACTGCACCGCGGCCGGCTACTGCTCGCACGCCGAGGGCTACAGCCGCTCCAGCGGCGACTACGCCCACTCCGAAGGATCCGGGTCCCACGCCTTTCGACCGGCCGAGCACGCCGAGGGCACCGACGGCATCCAGCGGAGCAACGTCTACCTCAGCGGCACCGACGCCGGCTCCGGCACCAGCCCGGTCGAGCTCCCCATCCACGCGGGCCCGTGCTCGGCCCGCATCACCATCGTGAGCGCCGACGGCCTCGTGCGTTGGGACCTCCTGGTCTCAGCGACCAACGACGCCACCACCTTCGCTGGCCGCGGCGCTGGGACCGTGACCATCAACTCCGCAACCGGCGGCGGATCCACCAGCCACGGCAGTTCCGCCATCACCTGGACGGCGAGCGGCGACAACGCCGGGCAGATCGTCCTCACCCCCTCTGCGACGTTCGGCAACCGCCGCGTCATGGCCGAGCTGCTCGAGCTCGGCACCGTCTCGTGACCCTGAAGGAGAACCGAAACCCGATGCCCGAGATCGCCCACCTCGAGGTGGTCGTGACCGCGACCGCCGAGGTCACGCCCGCCCCCACCACCGCCCCCAGCACCACCGAGAAGGAGTAACCCACCATGACCGCAGGCTTCATCGCTGCCACCGTCAACGGCTGGCTCGACAGCATCCGCACCGGCGGCGCCAACGTCACCGCCGTCACGACCGCCTACGTCAAGCTCCACACCGGCGACCCGGGCGCCGCAGGGTCGGCGAACGCCGCGGCCGGATCGACCACCCGAGTCGCCGTCAGTCACACCGCCCCGGCCGGCGGCGCGATGACGATGAGCGGCACCGCGCCGGCATGGACCAACGGCGGCACCTCGGAGACCATCACCCACATCAGCGTCTGGGACAGCCTCACCGCCGGGTCCTGCAAGTACACCGGCCAGCTCTCGGCCTCGAAGGCGTGGGGCGCGGGCGACACCCTCACGCTGACCTCCCTCGGGGTGTCGATCACCCCCGTCGCGTCCTAGACCGAACAGCTCGACGTCAGGAGGTAGCCGGTGGGCATCGCGATCCAGAGTTACGCGATCGGTGGTGCGGGTGGGCTCGCGGCGACCGCGACGGTCGCCAAGCCCGCCGGCACCTCCACCGGCGACCTGCTGCTCGCGGTCGTCAACACCAGCAGCGCCGCATCGACCCTGACGGTGCCCTCCGGGTTCACGGGGGGCGGCCAGGTTGCCGGCACCGGCATGTGGGTGGTGTGGAACCCCGCGGCAGGCGGGTCCGAGCCGGCGTCGTACAGCTTCACGCGCGGCACCGCGCCGACCGCTCCGATCTACGCGCTGCTGATGCGAGTGACCGGCCACGACCCGGCCGCGCCGGTGGACGCCTTCTCGGGCGCATGGGGCACTAGCGCAGCGTCGGGCGCTTCGATCGATGCGCCGAGCGTCACGGCCGGCGCAGGCCGGTTCCTGATCTCGGTCGCCACCAGGGCCAACGACGTTGCGCCGACGGTCACCTTCCCCGCCGGGATGACGTCGGCCATCAACGACATCACGTCCACCACCTCCGCCGACTACGCCGCCACCCAGATCATTGGCGCAGGCCCCACAGGCGCCCGGACCTGGGGCTTCACGGGCTCCGGATCCACCGCTGGGTACGCCGTCGGCAACATCGTGGTCGCCGCCGTGCCGATCACGTCCGACACCACCATGAGCGGCGCGGGGACGGTCACGGCGGCAACCGCCCTCGGCCGTACGACCGCAGCCGCGGTCGCCGGGGTCGCGGCGATCACCGCCGGCGTCGCCCTGACCCGGCCAGCCGACGCGGCGCTGAGCGGGGCCGGCTCGATCGCGGTCGCGGCCCAGGCTGGACGCCCCGTAGCCACAGACCTCGGCGGAGCTGGGGCCCTCGACGCTTCAGCTCACCGCGCGACCTTCTCGACAGCCAACATCGACGGGGCCGCTGCCGTCGACGCAGCTGGAGCCCGCGGGACCAGCAGCACGAGCGTGGTGGCCGCGACCGGCGCAGTGGTCGCCACTGCAGGTACCGGGTCATCCTGCGAAGCCGCCCTGGCTGGGACCGGAGCGTACGACGTCACCGCTCGCCGAGGCGCCGGTGCGGGCAGCATCCTGACCGGCACCGCCACGGTCGACGCCTCGGCGACCGTGGCGGCCCCGGGCACCCTCGATGGAGAGCTCGCCGCAGTCGGCGGTCTCACCGCGGCCGCCAGCCTCGGGGTCTTCGAGGGGACCACGGTCAGCGTCTTCGCGATCGTCGCCCCCGTCGCTCGCGTCGACGTATCTGCTGACGCTGCGACTGATGGCCTCGGCGTCATCACCGCCGACGCCCAGCGACGCTGCATTGCCGACACGACCGTCGCCGCCGCCGGCGCGGTCGACGCCTCCCTCCGGCTCGACGCGACGGCCGGCGCCGCCCTAGACGGAAGCACCCTCCTCGAGCTGGTGCCCGTCACCAACCAGCTCATCGACGTCAGCGTCACCGCGGCCACGGTCGTGACCGCCAGCATCGCCCCCAAGCTCACGACCCCGCCCACCCGGATCGCGACCACGACGCACGAGCAGCGCACGACGCCCACCCAGGGCGAGCTGCGGACCACCCGCACCGCCGCCGAGTCCCGCACCCTTTAGGAGCACCCCATGGCGAACTTCACGAAGGACCCTGACGCCGACCTGGACTACACCCGGGACTGGGCCCCCTGGCTCGCCGGCGGCGACACCATCGAGACCTCGACGTGGATCGTCGAGGACGGCATCGATCACTCCCGGGAGTCTCACACGGACACCGCCGCCACCATCTGGCTCACGGGCGGGACCGTCGGAAGAACCTACAGCGTGACCAACCGGATCACGACCACCAGCGGTCGTACCGACGACCGCACCTTCACGATCGAGATCCGGCAACGCTGACTGCCCAAGTCGGCGACGGCCGCCCGCCTCCCCAATTTTGGGGAGGCGGGCGGCTTTCGGCATTCCGCCAGCTCGCCCGGATGCAGGCACGTGGTCCGGGTACGGCCCGACCAGTCGGCGTGTTCCCCGAGCACTCCGGCGAGGCCCTGGCTGGGTGGTGGGCCAAGACCGGCCAGGGCCGCCCCAAAGATCAGCTCAGATTCTCCGCGCCGCAGACCGTGCAGGTCCACCACGGGATGACGATGGCGCCGTTGGCCGCGACTGTCTCGTCGCCCTTGTCGATGTGGTCGGTGACCTGCTCGCAGACGTGACAGAAGATGCGCCCCGAGACCTGCTCATCCATGGCGCCATCGTCGCATCGAGGCCCCTGGACGACCAGATGACGTGGTGGCATCCTTGACGCCAGGCCCCCGAGTCGTAGCCGGAGCCCACCTCGGCCGACCGGGGGCCGCCAAGTACATCGGCGGAGCCGGACGCTTCACCCGTAGGCCGTGCCCTGACTCGGCGCCCTGTCGCCAACGGGCTTCAACCGCTCGGCCGGCACCCAGTCGGTCTCGAGCTGGCCGTCCGCGGTGCTCTGGTTGTCCCAGGTCACGAACGCCTCCCACTCGCCGTGCTGGTTCTGCCGCCAGGCGAGGATCAGCCCGGGCAGGTGCCGCGGCCCGAACTTCTCCCGCACCCACACGTGCCGCTGTCCCATCCATCGAGGATAGAACACCCGTTCGATAGAGTCCTGCGGTGCAGATTCGGATCGCCCACCGCCTCAAGACTGACGACACCACCGAACCCACGATCGCCACCCTCGACACCGAGGACTACGACGCCGGCCTCGCCGAGCTGAAGGCCGCGCTGCCCGAGGCCCACGTCCTGCTCTGGATCAACGTCGACCGCTAG